GATTGCACAGGCTTCGTCGCTGTGGAGAAAGTCATGCGTCAAGGTGGAAGTGGACCAGGTAAGGTGCTGGTCACGGAGATGTTCGGCCATCTTATGATCCCGCTCGACGGCTTCGTGTTCGGCTCTGGTCATTATCTCCAACCGTCCTTGTCGGGAGTGATTGTGGACAGCGGGTGCTGCTTCTGCGCCCATGCTGCAAGGTCGAATGTGTCGGGAGTCTTTACCTTTCCACGAATTCTGTAGTTGGCACTCCCATAATAGTCGGATTGACCGTCATAATGACAAGCTACTTGATAGGATTCGAGCAGCTTGTTATCAGAGCGTAGTACATACCGAGTGCGTGAACGCCAATTGCCATCGGCCGGGTGGTCGACTCTAACGCCGGCAACCTTGTGGGCGCCTCGTGCTGATACTTTTGCCATTGTATGCTCCTTAGTTTGTCGTACCGAGCTTTGCCCCGAGGGTAGGTGTCTATTCGAGCCTTGCTGCTTAGCCTTCTCCGTAAATGATAACCGCCTGCCTTTGCCCATGTCCCTTCGCATCATGCTCGGGGTACGCCGCTTAGCGGCACAAACTGCGCCGGCAGTAGATAGCTGGTTGTGTGTGAATATGTCGAGATTGCCAAGACTATCAGCGGTTATCAAAACTAGCTCCCGTTACTCCCTGCGTGTTCGTTCGCAGGCATCCTCCGTTAGGCGAGGACCGACCGTCGATTCGTTGTCGGTCAGGGATGCTGTCGTGCTCTCGGTGCTGACGCTAGTGGTTATGGCCACCACAGGTGTTGCAATGGTCGCTGTGTTGGTCGAAATCCTCGGGGGCCTGGTGGAATTGGCACCAGAAGACATGGTGATTATCAGTGCAATGCGTGTGCGCCTGATTGGGGAACCAATTGCAATTGCAATCCATCTCGGGTCCTTTCTTAGTTGGATGTTGGCCCTACAGCAAACGCCATAACTAGTTGCTCCCTCCCCTCGTGAGGATCAGTGGGACCGGTTATGGCGTTTGCTGTGGGGCCTGCGGGACATACCGCAAATCCACAGCGATGCAACCTACAAGCACCAGGGGCAAGCCATGAAACGGCTTGTGTGGCATTGCATCTACCCTTGTACCAGGGTTCGTCAACAGTGCTAAGGGAAATCGACTTATCTAACGGTCAGGGTGTGGCGGGTTGCCTGTAGGTGGTGGTTGGTCAGTGGCTAACACTGTAGAGACTTGCTTAGGAATTCGTCCCGGTGGGGCGAATGTGCAAGCTTGCGTTGGTTAGTATGCAAGTGGCACCTTCAGGAGAACCGCCCGAATAACCGTGCTAGAAATTCGCATTTTTAGCTCTAAGGGCTGAAGCTCCTTTGGAGGGTCCCGCAGAACACCGAAGTATCAAACCGGCCTTTCCTCCTGCCGGCACCGGTTTAGCGGCACCCTTTCGGGTGGCTCGCCTGCGATCACTTTTGATGTGCGCTAATCGCAACGGTGACTTCTCAATTCCTTGAGAGTTTCCTCCTGGGCTTGCCAAGGCGCCCAACCTGGTCTTTGAGGTTTATGCGGTCTGACCTCCGACCTAGCCTCCGTTGCCCGGCTATCCCGGACCCTTGGTCGGGTCCCCGTCTCCGGGTTCCCTTCCCTTGGAAGGTGAGGGGCTGACCCTGACTCTGTCTGCTCTGGCCCTTCCGGGCCTTTCGCCTTCCAAACACCATGGTAGCAGGTCCGGGGGTCAAATGTGGACATTTCTCAAACAACCTTCCTACCAGGGCAAACGTCTCGCCAAAGAGAGCTGGTGGCGGCGGTTGGGCATCACTTCATGCCATCTCGTGTTTAGCCATCCTGCTAAATGCTCAGGTCAAATCTGCCTCTGCCAGCTACCCGCCAGGCTACCCGCCAGCCCCCAGTTTCGACCGCCCGCCGGCCAGCCAAAAACCGGCTGTGACCAGGGTGAAAACCCCTTTGCGACGGCCCTGTTTTGGTCGACATCGCCGGCAGGCCGAAAAACCTGGCCCCCGTAAACGCCAAAAGGGCCGGCGACACCTTACGGCATCACCGGCCCTGCTCGTTACTTCAGCCGCCTCAGGGCGCTCAGGACTGCCGAGACGTTGGTATCGTCCCGCTCGTATCTGGTCACCGATGCGGCTATGCGCTCGACTGCTTCCTCTTCCAAAGGTGGCACGCACCTTTGGACATTCTGTACCCATAGGGCAGCACGCACGGCGTCGAGCACAAAGCCTCGGCGCCACAGTGATCCTGCCATGCTTACGAGAGTGCTCTCTCGTACACCCTCGGGGATAATTTCCCCTACCGCAGCCGTATCAGTTGCGACACTCGCAGTCCGAGTGCGTGCCCAGGTAGCTATATTCTCCGGTAACGGTTCAAGAGGACCACCGGGAAACTTAGACCACACAACGACAAATCCCCCGTCGCCTCGCACGTCGATACCATCGTCGGCTGAGTTACGAACAGGCTTGCCGTCCTCTGGAGGCCCGAAGTAGTAATGCATTCCGCCCGGTCTGTTAGTTGGCATCTCGACGGCATTGAAGGCTAGCGAGTGCGCATCGAATCCAGCACGCTCGACTGCATCGGGGTCATCGACGTCGATGACATAAAGCCCATTCTCAGCACCGGTCGCAACTCCTATTGCTGCATAAGAGTTTCGCCGCCAGAGGGCCTTGATACCCTCTGGCGTGTTCGATGCCTCGGACTTCCATTTGCAGAGCGGGCGCTTATTTGTTTTGCCACCGGCTTGGGAGACGATGCCCACAGGGAACACACGCCATCCCGTTTTCTCAGCTAACTTCAATGCTTTTTTTAGCATTTAGAAAGGCGTTGCCGGCCGACTCGGGCCTTTCTTTGCAGCCGGCTTCTCTTCCTCGACGGCAGCAGCGGCAGCAGCGGCAGCTTTCTTGCCCTTCTTCTTAGCCGGCTTCTCGTCATCATCAGAAAACGCCGCCTTAGTGGCGTTTTCTACAGCGGAGACATTGGAAATCTTGTTCCGCTCCTTGCCGTCGAACTTGCGCCCGTCGTCAATATAGACGTGAAGCAAGCAGGCACTTCCGACCATCGCCTTGCCAAGGGCCAGAGCAGCCTTCTGATCACCCAGTGCGTCAGCAATATCATTCTGAGACGGGGCACCGGAAGCGAGCATCTGCCTGACAGAAATGCCGGCGTTCGTCTCGGTAAACGTGATCTGGTGGAAAAGCCGGCGGTTCTTGAATTCCTCGTCAGTCACCTTATAGACGATCTTGAACATGGGGTTTTTGTTGCTTGACTTCGTAAGCTCGATCTCAAATAGCTCGGCCTCGTAGTCTCCGGGCGGGAGCAGTGCGAAGTCGGACTTGCTGGGATCAACATCACGAATAAGATCGGCTAGGGATGTAGATGCCATTAGTTATTTTTCCTCCTGTGTGGATTTGCGGGTATAATGCTTGCGTTTTGTTTCGTAGTCTATCCTCTTAGGTCTAGGTGAATAAGCCCAAGATAATGCTTCATAAGCTTTGGCAGCACGACGATGACAAAGGAAAGGCAATATAGCTTCAAGAAACTCAGCTACACCTTCCTTTGAACTTCTGCTCCAAATATATTGAGGAAGATAAGTATCCTTACCGGGAGGTTTTCTTATGTGAAGTCCATTAGGAGATGGAAATAGATATTCTAGTCTGTTCACTGCATCTTCATCGCACATTCCTAAGTGAACTTGATACCCCCGACGACTTATAGGTCTATCGGTATGTGTTTCTGATATACAGCCCTCACCTTCAAACAACCCCGCAGCCCATGCTATATCAGCTTTCTTCATCATTCAATACCTTCAACATATCTTCTATATCAGGTTCCGAGATTATTCTCCCGAAATGCTCAGTCAGGACATAGGTTCTATCCTTCGCTTCGACAACCTCGTTGGGTTGGATGCGTAACTTGCGTTGCATCTTACCTGTTTCTGATTCTACGACACCGAGGAACCCCTCGACGTCCATAAACCCAGGTAAGTGAGTGCCTAATGCACCCTGCACGGCTGGTTTGAATTCCCCTTCCTTCTTCACTGTTAGGGCTAAGATCACGACAGCGTCGAGCGGGTAATCAGGGTGAAAAGTGAGGTCACGCATAGAGCGCACAAGGTTTTTCATTGAGTCGAGTAATAGACCCCATTGCCGCTCAGACATATGCGTCATTGCTCCGTCTTCTGTTCTCTCATCCATTCCTAATAGTGCGTCCTTACAACGCTGCTGTATCTCAGTCAGCGAGTCGAGCACGAGAGTTTTGAACGGGTGCTCGTTTTCATTCAGCCACTTGAAGACTTGGCGCATCGTGTCGAAGTCTCGCACGTAGACAACGCAATTGTCCCAGGTGCCGTCGTACTCAGGTGGTCCGTCTTCTTCCGGGTCCCACACAACACGCCGCACTTTTTCACCGTGCCGGCGTGCGAACCGTGAGCCGCCTTCAGCATCGAGTGTGAGTATCGGCCTAGGTCCAGTCTGGCCAAGCCAGCTTTTGCCAGAACCGGGTTCACCGTGTATCAGAATTGAGATGCTATTGCGATGCATTATCCTCCATGTCATTGTAGTAAGAGTAGGGATCGCCCAATTTGTAGAGGGTCTTTGTCAAGCCGCCGGCCTCAAGGTCGGTGTCGATGAGGGCGCAAATGCCAAAGAAGTCACAGCGCCATTTACAGTCTCGACCAGGTGACGGGTAAGCGATGACATCAGCCATATCAGGGGCATTGTCTAGCTGCTCATGCAATTCGAGAATTGCATCTAGCTCTGCAACGACTCGCAAATAGAAGTGGCGCATCTCTGCCTTGTTGAACCTGATTTCCTCCCGCATAAAGAACGGAGGTTTAGCTGTGCCTGTGCGCAGTACCTTTCGAGCCATGTTCCATAGGGCACCGTCGATCCTTTTATCAGGCTCGTCCATCATCTTGAGAAGGATATAAGTACGGGCCTGTTCATTGAGAGGCAGTAGTGCCACAGGGTCAGTGAAATTCTGCACTGACTTGTGGTCGAGCACTAAGATAGCGCCATCCCGCTCACGTTCTACGAGCAGGTCGAGCTTTCCTTGCAGGATCGCTTGCGGGAATTCCACCTGAACAATTCGCTCGGGAGCAATAACCCTCAGCCCTTCATCGACGCCTGTCTCTTCGAGCCATTCAAAGTAACCTTCGAGCATGGCTTGACTTAGTTTAGCCTGCGCTCTAATCTCCTTCTCTTGCTCGGGGAACTTTATTAGGTCATTCTTCAGGACGTTGTCGTGATAGCCGAATGCAAAGCCGGGGTCGAAGGTGTCGGGGACGTAGTATTTAGCTAGTGCTCCGTGAAACCTTGTTCCTAGAGCCGACGGGCCTACCGGCTTTTCTGCTGCCGGTACTAGCTTGCGCACGTACCTCATGTACCAACTGCGTTTGCACTGTTTGAATGCCTGTACTTCGCTGTTGCTCACTACGATCTTTGACAGGACGGCCTCTCTTTCCCTTAGGTTGGAACTTATTGGCAGCACGCTGCCAGTCTTCTTTCTTCACTTCTTCGGATGCGAATTCCACAGCGGACTGTTCCGGCCTTTCAGCCGGGCAGTACCCGCAACGGAATTCCTCCAATCCGTGAAGGATATTGCAGGGGCATAGCCAGCCCACCTTCGGCTCAGGTGTGGCTACAGGCGGGGGTGACTTCCAATGTAGATAGCCGTTGCGTATAACAAATGACATACTCATAGGTACTGCCCCCACTGCGAATCCGTCCGCACTAGAATTTCGGTATCAGAGGAAAGACGGAGAAGCCCTAAGTCTCTGTCTAAATTAGCAAGGACAGGCTCCGACGGTCGAGAAGGTCGAGTGCCTTTGATGCGGACTTGCAATGTCGAGTTGCCATTGTAGGAATTTGTATAATCCAGGTCAGATAGATCGCCTGTCTCCACTACAGCAAGCATATCTTGAACCGCTCGCACAACCTTATCCCGCCAGGCCGGCTCCTTCTCTGCAAATTTTGCTTGAGCCTTGACATAGTCGGCTTCGAGCTTCTCACGCTTTTTCTCGATGGCCTTGATTAGACTAGCCACCGGGACTTTTACGCCTTGTGTTATTGCCATGTTACCTCCGTTCGAGTGTACTGTCGAACCTTCTCAGGATTGCTTTTCCTCCATGCTCTATGATAGGCGTTGTAATCTTCTCTATTTGTCAGGGGCATACCTTTCCAATGTTTCCTTATCTCTTAGTAAGTCCTCTGCTATCTCGTATTTGGCTTCTAGCTTTGGAACAATCTCTTCATCGACAGTGCCAGGAGTGATGATGTCTATTATCACTACGTGGTCGGCTGTTTGGCTAAGGCGATGGATACGGTCTTCGGCTTGTGGGTTCGCTACAGCGCTGTAATTTCTCATCATAAACACCAGCACGCTAGCGTGAGACAAATCAATGCTCTCAGAGCCGGCGCCGAGGGTGCAGAGGATCACCTGTGCTTTGTTCGTGTTGAAGCGAAGCAAGGAATCCTTCCTTTGCTTATCACTCTCATCACCGGTAATTCGTGCTGTCGTGAACCCCTTCGCCTGTAGTTCGGTGTCAGCCAGGTTGAGCAATTGCTTAGCGGCAGAGAACACCACTAACGGCGTCGTCTCATTAGCCAACTCGACAACTGCATCGACGGTGCTCGACGGCATCGACATAACTATTTTGCCATTATCATCAACGGCACAATAGGCTTTGGCGAACCTACCAAGCCGCATCTTCAAGGTCATGGGATTGAACGAAGCAACTATCTCACCGGACTCTAGCTGAGCAACCTGCGTTTTCTTCATCTCGTTGTAAGCAGCCTTTTGCTTTGGAGTCATATCGACAAAGAGAACCTGATGTACCTTCGGAGGCAGATCAGGGGCGACAAGTTCCTTGGTGCGTCGGAGTAAACGGCAATCGACTATGCGGAAGAACTCTTCCTTGTTATCCTTCTTCAGTCCAGAAATAACCATTGAGCCATTATAGCCGAAGGTGACTTCGCAATACCTGTCGACAAAAGCTGTCTTGCTAGGCCATTCATCAGGGGAGATAAATCGAAGGATACTCCAGAAGTCTGAAAGGTTGTTAGCGATTGGAGTGCCGGTAAGAACATATCTGTGCTTGGCCCGCTCTCCAACGGCCCATAAGGCTCTTGTTTGTTTGGCATGTGGGTCCTTTACTCTATGTCCTTCATCTACAACTATTGTGCCCCAGTCCCTATTCAGCGGGCCGTCTTCCCTGTCTTTATCGGACAAGCGAATTGAGCCGTACCTTGCAATCCTTCCCGTTAGAAGGGTTTCAAAGTTCACCACCGTTATATCGGTGTCTGCCGAAAGTTGTTTCAACTTTCGGCTGCCGGTGCTGTCGACAACGGTGAAGGAACGACCTGGGTACCACTTCTCTATTTCGTCGGCCCAGGATGTGACCTTTGCAGTCTTCGGTGATACAACCAATATGGGGAATGCATCTAATTGCTCTACTGTTTGTAGAGCAATAAATGTCTTGCCTAGCCCTCGGTCATCAGCAAGCACGGCACTTTGTGCAGTGACAAGAAAGTCAACGCCTGTGCGCTGGTAGTTCCTCATTCGAGGATCACCTAGAATTCCGACGGAGTCGGGATTCAAAGCGACTTCTCGGGAAGTCTCAGCAGCCAGTACCCGGCTTGTGTATTCATTCCAGGCCCATTCACCAACTTCAACGGCGGTGTCGAGCCTGTCATCGAATATTCCACGAGCTTGCACTAATGCTGCCCAAGTCAACGGCGTATGCCATTGCTCACGCTTGGCGTGGTACTTGGCACCGGGGAGCTTCTTGATAAGTTCACGGTACCGGTAGGGGACTCTATACCAGAGTGTAGAATCCTCAAGGGTTATCTCAACTTTTTCCGGCAAGTAGAACCTCCTTGTCATGTAATTGCTCTGCCATATACAAACCGAGATGGCGGTATGCATCTCGAATGTGGTCACTGCGGACCCACCAGCCCAACGCCCTGAGCTTACGATCAGTCATAAAGTGCTTTGCGTCTGAGGCATTCTGCATAACAAAGGGATAGCCCCAACATTCTGCAAAGTACCTAGCGACCCCAATTATCTCAAGGCTGGCAGTCTGTCGTGTTTTCTTCACCGTCTCGATTGAGATATTGTACCGCTCGATAACCACGGAGGTTTGAGCAGCATCTTCATACAACCAATTTTCTAATGTCTGGCATGTTTTGAATTGATTTAGCTCATATGTCTCAACGGCTTCTCGTTGATCGGTATTCCACACAACGATTCCGGTTGCAACGCCTGGGTCAATTGCGACGACTATCACGTATGCACCCGAAGACGTTCACGCCGTAAAGAGATAGGGTGCTCGGGATGCTCTTTGATAAAAGCATCCAATACCTCATCACGATAGCTGCACTGCCTGCCGTTCAGGTTGTTTGTTACTTTGACTTCGGTATGCCCTAACGTCCTAAGCAAAGTAGTTACGACTTTCGGAGAAGGGTACCTGTCGACAGATAACAAAGTACGGACTGCATTTTGCCAGTCTTCTTTACTAGCCATACTAACCTCCGTTTATATAACGTATCTCATCATCTTCAGCCTGCTTCACTTTCACAAGCTCGGCCCGGATGTCTTGGATTAGGTCACCGGCCATAATCATTTGTGAGCGTGCATGGTTGTGAAGATACTCGGCCTTCTTCTCGAAATTCTCGAGTTTTTCCCTATACGTTGGCATTACCGAGTCTCTACTTCGGCTCGGTCCCTCATGTTCGTTTGCTCTGTCCGGTAGTACTCGGGATTATCTCCGGCGAGCAGTGCATTCAACTGCCTGCGAACTTCGGCTAATCTCTCTGCCCGTGCCTGCGGCAGCTTTTCGCTATCTTTCTCTTCCTCTGCCATGTTCCTCCTATCCTCTGAAATAAGGTGTATTAGTCAACCGGCAAGCTATCTCATTTTTCTTAGGCACACAAGCCTTGTGATAGGTTGCAACGTATAATGTGTCACGAGTCTCCCCGATAGTTCCTTGGGGAAAGACGAGCTTGATATCCAGATAAACTATATCATCAGAGTCTATCGGCTTACTACATCTTGCACATTTCTTTCTCGGTATGCCTTTAGGCATTAGTGGACCAACCCCCAGTTTGCACCAATTTCAACCCCCGCAGTTATGGGGACACAGAAAGTGTCTGTGTCGACTAGTATCTCTTCAACCTGCTTTGCAATGTCTTGGGCGTCTGCCTCGGGCACGTCGAACAGAAATTCGTCATGCACCGGTAGGACGACAAACTTAGCAAGGTCGAAGTTGTCAAGCTCGACCAGCTTACGCTTGAAAAAATCACTAGCAGTACCTTGGATAAGGTAATTGGTCGAGGCATACAGACGATCCTCGGGGACAACAAGCCGGCGACCGTAGAATGTCTTTATCCACGGCTCACCGTCGTCAGCCTTTCTTTTCCGCACAGCCGCTATAGTCCCGTCCATCAACGCTTTGACTTTCGGGAACATCTCAAAATACTCGTTGATGAATGCCTGCGTCTCTTCTATAGACAGCTTCGACTGGTGTGCTACCGCTTCGGCGCCACCGCCATAGGCGGTGCCGTATGCCGTATTTTTCAGGTACGTCCTACGGACGTCTGACTTTGGCATTTCGGGGTCGTGGTAAAGTTTGCGTCCTAGGGATGTGAATACGTCTAAACCTCCAGGTTGTGCTGCTTCCTCAAAAGCAGCAAGCCACGCTTCCTCACCCGAGTAATGCGTTATGAGACGTTGTTCGATTTGATCGAAGTCAGCATCTACGAATAGATTTCCTGTTCGTGGGATAAACGCAGCACGGACTGACTTACCATGTCGAACAGGAATTTGCTGAAGAGGTGGACGACTAATAGACATGCGAGAAGTGCGAGCCTGTATCGGAGAGATGTCGGCATGCACAATGCCATTGTCTTGGCACTCTAGCAAGTTCTCAAAGTAGGTGTTCTTCACCTTTAGCATCTGGCGATATTCCAACACGTCCTTAGCTAGCGGGTGGTCGACACCATCTAACACGTCGGCGTCGACAGATAACCTACCTGTCGCCGTTTCTTTAGTCAGCACTACACCTTCTCGAAGCAGAGCCTTCTCAACCTGAGCCGGCGTTACACCGCAGTGGTATTCCTCCTTGATGTAGGCTTTCATTTCAGTTGTGAACTTGTCCAGTGCATCACGCTTTGCCTGGCAATACTCGACGTCGATTCGGACGCCTCGTGTTTCCATCCGCCGGATTATGTGGTGGACAGAAAGCTCTAGCTCATAAAGCTCACGATAGTCACCTTCGAGCTTAGGCTCTAGTATCTCGTGAATGCCGGCGGTCAGGACAGGATCGAGTGCAGCATATGTCCAGTACGGAGGGAAGTCGAACGGGACCGTGTCCCATGTCCAACCGTTCTTTGCCATATGGTGTTTTAGTTCCTCTTGACTGTGTTGCAGCCGGGGGTCGAGATGTCTCACGGCAAGCGGTTTTAGACTCGCTGAATTACCAGAGTCTAAAATGTTGGCCATGAGTTTCGTGTCAGCGAAATAGCGGGTGTCGATTTCTTTTATCCCGCCTACTTCATCGAGGAAATGGATATCGAATTTCATGTTGTGAAAGACGATAGGCGCTGTATACCTGTCGAAGACTTGATGCACCAGGCCGGCCCACCGTTCCCACGGTATTGTCCAGCCGGCTCTGAAGTCACCGAATTGCACAGTGCGAAGTCTTTTGTTCCACCATTCAAGGCCACCTGTCTCTGTGTCACACCCCATAATGGGACGGCGCAGAGACATCCAGTCTAGGAAGCTGTCGACATCATCGGTAGTTTCAATTAGGTTTAGGCTAACATTCTCCAGGTCCAGAGACATCTTTCTCTTTTATCACCTCCAACCAAAGTCCTTGTATCGCAAAGAACAAGGCGGCTAAAGTGTCTTCTATGTCAGGTATTTTACCATCCTCTGGCCTTGGCAATATACGGGCTACTCGGTGATTAGGACGAGTCTCCCTGCTTCTCCACCAGAGCCATAGATCAAAACTGTGCCTGATGAATGACTTCATATGTGAGGAAAGAGGGAAACCCTTTTGCCAGTTGTCACCATCTCGCAGTGAGCCGTCTGTCTGAATCCGATGCTTATGCATATATCGTGCAAATGCCCATAGAACCTCAGGAGACAGGAACGCCTCAAAGTCGTATTTGGTGTCATCCTTGTCTCGGGTAGCCCCGGTTTCAAACGTGCGTATTTTAGTAGACATAATCAATCAACCGAAACCCTGCGGTACAAGCATTTACCTCATAGCGAAAAACAAGATGCTTGAGGTATTGAGCTAAACTTAGCTCTACAGCTACACCCTTAGAAAGAAACCAATCAGGCAGTAAAATAATGTTTGGGGACTTGATAACTTTTATCATGTCCCAAGCAAATAGTGCATGTACGTCTGCTACCTCTCCCCAGGAATCAGAATTATTTGGGTCCATTCCTGCTTTTACATCATGCTCCAGCGGACTCCAGATTTTCCACCCTGCGGCACGTAAATTACGTGCCGCTTCAGTGAACATATCATAGTTGAAGTTAGGCTTGATTGTCATAGGTCCAGCTAAATAAGCTACTGGCTTCATGCTCTTCACGGCTCAACATACTCCGGTGTATAGTGGTTGTTGATAACCTCAGTTATGTCAACACCCTCAAGCTCGATATCGAGGCCATTCCATGCTTCCAAAACTAGGGCTAGTTTTGGAACTTGACCAGCTTCTAGGGTAAGGACCAACTTAGTGCAATTCGGCAACAGCTTGTCATCAACCAAAATTTCTGTGACGATAGGGCCATCTCCGACTAGCTTCAATGAATGTGCCAATTTGTCTCCTTTGCTAGTTTGCCACGTAAAGCACTTTAGTTTTCTCAAGAATGCGGCCTAAGCTATAACCACCGCATGCCTGACACTGGAACCTCTGACGACGAGTGACTGAATAGTAACGCCAGCCACGGCCCTGCATTTGTCCACTCACTCCGCACTTCGGGCAAGCATCAGGATGGTTGTCATCGAAGAGTGCCATATTAGGATGCCCTGTAGTCCAGGGGCGTAGCCGAAGATAAAGCTGCTCTAGAACGACCACGTCTTGTCGGTTATATTTTTTCATAAGCTTCCAAGCTTTTGGATCGCCGGCCATACAATTCAGCCAAGTCTGGAATGTTCCAGGGTCGCCCTTCTGAGTTTCTAACTTTAGGTACTGTGCTAAGTCTTTTAGACTGTTACTTGTAAACCGAAATTCTTTCTTAGCTATGAGGAAAGTATCAATATCCTTAGTTGGACTGGGCGGTTCCATATTGTGATAAATGAATCTTGCCTGGGCCTTCCCTTTATCAAATGCTCGCCCATTGTGGGCAACAGTAATATCCGCTTGATCAAACAGCATCCACAAATCCTCTGTGAGGCTGTAGTCGTTTTGCATATCGGCTTGGTAGCCGTTGTAATCGTCCAGACCGAGGACGTAAGTCTTTCTTTCACCGAGCCATTTCCAGGCGAAGGAAAGCATGTACCAATTGCTATGAAAATCTAGCAAATTCGTATCCCACTTCCGCCAACTGTGCCCAAGATCGGGTGCCGTCTCTAGGTCATAGATCAAAATGCGTGGTTTAGCCACTGACATTCTCCTTTAGATAAAAATAAAGCCGGCCCGGTTCCATAGCTCAAAGTCGCAGCCTCCATAATGCTGTGCAGTTCTGCTACGTTACTCGGGCCGGCTTCGACGGTCCTACTCGGTTAGATAAATTGGCGAATGTCGCAGTATTGAAGGATAGGGATAAAGGTCGCCAACCTAAAACAGTAGTTGCCCTTATCACCCCATGCTGAACCCCATGAATTCCTCGCCCAAATAACTGTTTTCTCCAGGTCCAGAGAATTGCCCTTCATGCGAGGCTCGACGCCCCACCAGCAAGTCTCGTGACCGCCGGCAACACCCGAGGCCACAGCCCCACGAATGCCGGCGTCATCAATGAACCCGCTATTATCAGGAGACTCCCAGGCATTGAAGAACGGTTGTCCTACAGCCAGTGTCCCAGTTTGCAAAAGGGACACTATTCCGTCCGCATCACTAACCACAGTCTCATTGGTCACAAGACCGAGTTTCTGTGCTAGCTCGAAGACGTAAGGACCAGACGAACCACAATCGGTCGGGGGCCATTCTGTCGAGGGATTACCAGAGAGCATAGTGTCTGCATGGTAAAACTCAATTGCATTCTTCTCAATGGCGACGACGTCATCATAACTCGACGTCTTTGTCCAGGCGAAGAAAGCGGCTGAAGTAATTACAGTTGAGAGATGGGCCGTACCGCCGTTAGCCGTACAGCTACCGAGAGCGTCGGCATCTGTCTTGCAGCCGGGGATGAATTGTGAGGTATGAATACCTTGGGCTATTAGGTCACTCTGATCTAATACCCCATTCAGCGGCTCATGATAAACGGTCCTGTACGTCACCGGAATTTGGTCCCTATGAAACAGGCTACCAAACCTCGGCTTCTCAGCTACCTGGAAACGTCCGTATACCGGGTGCGACACTTAGCGGACGACCGTGGTAACCGGCGATGCCTTGGCGACGGCATTAGCCTTGCTGAATGAAAGGACGGCGGTCAGGACGGCGAGGACGGCAGACAAACAAGCCTGCGCACCATTGCTGAGATTGACCTGAGGCAGTGTGTTGGCGAGCACTTCAAAGATCGTGACGGCGGGCGCCCCGAACTTCGTAATGTCAGTGGCGACTGCATTGAGATTTAGTGAAGCTTTCTTAGTTACTACTTGGACCATTTGGAATCTCCTTTTGTTTGTTAGCTGCTAAATGTTCAGCGGCTTGAACTGTTTCTCTAGCGACTTGAGCGGCAGCGATGACCGTGTCTTTTGCAACTTGAGCGGCCAAAATAAGGCTTTGTTCACTTGCAGACCTTAGTTGGCCTACAACTTGTGCCAAACCTTCTGCTACACCGGCAAGCTTGTTGTTTGTTTCATGTAGTTCAGTTACTAGAGTTGTATAACGAACATCCGAATTCTGGACTACTCGCTTGACGAACCAGCCTAACGCTGCTGTGACTATCGCTATTACTGCCAGCGTTATCTGGAAATGCTCATTGTTCGTCTGTGCCGAGAGTGGCACAACCGTTGCGTGCAATGCTGCTATTAGGTTGAAGACAGACATTTATCCCACCTATCCAATCTGTTCAATGGCACAAGCAAGAGCCATAGTTCCACTAGATGATGCCATAACTTTTATCGGGCCTCCCGCGGCTGAGTTTCCCCATTTGAGTGTAAGCGGGATACCTGCTACGTTACCTGCAATAGTTGTCGCAGTGTAGAAGACCACATTAGTGCTAGTAGATTCAACGATGCCAGTTAGTCCATAAGTTCTAGCACCACCTCCATCGTAGCTAACTGCTTGTGCTAATAGGTTACCTGCAGCCCACCAAGCTCCCCAAGAAATTCGGAATATTCCTTGAATAATCCCGAAGACTGCAAACGGATCAAATGAAAGAATGGCTGTAGAAGTTGCAGTTAGGATTGTACCGCCTGCTCCTGTCTCAGCAACAATTTTTGAATCATGGTCAGGATTTTGACCAGATGCCAGGCGGTTCATCACGAGGTAATGACCTCGTGCCTTCTTATCTGTCCCGACAAGAATGAGCTTTACAACATCCCCAGTCATTGGATAATAGTCAGCAGGATAGGCACAAAGCTGAGAGTTTTTATTCCCATCTATAAGGACAGGAACCTTGCGGATGTTTGAACCCGCAGCAGCACCGCCGCTACCTGCTCCAGTAACCGCATGACACTGAATAGGCGCACCAGCTATTTGTCCATAATGTATCTCGCCGGCCTGTACGTTGTTTTGAGCGCTTTTGTTTATAGCTCTTTGCATCAAGCTAACTTGTCCTGCTATATGAGCATGTGGGCTCAGAGTAATAGTGGTCGGGTTCATACTCATAGAATCACCCTTCTAAGAGTGTATGACGTCTTGCCATTCAAGGCATATGTTGTAGAGAAACCGTCGACGACATACTGTGTCCAGCTTGTCAGCCCAATACGAGGGATTAGCACATTGCAGAAATCATCTATCTGCACAGCCGGATTTATTGGCCCGTCGAGTGTCAGAGTGTCAATCTTCCCTAAACTCAGAGTTAGATCAAGCTGAGCTTCTGCTTCTGCTGCTAAGGAGTTAGTAGCAACCGATGACTGTATAAACTGGACAATGTCTCCAAATGTACCACCTTGATATACTCCAGTCCAACCGACCGGCATTGGTGACCCACCTGAGTAAGAAACATAAGTGGGACTGTTAGGATTCTGGTCACACACTTCTGACTGTACCGGAGGCATAATTGTAGGACTAGTTGCGAAGTAGTTATAGGAGTCACTATTCGCTGTAATGACAAAGTAGTCATTGAAGATTTGATCGGCTGTCAAAACTCGACTGCCAGTAAGAGCTATCTGACTACCAGGTGTCGAAGAGATATACCAAATCGACGTACCGCCGGAGGCGGGAGGTGCAGCAACCACGTTTCCCGACGGGTCCAAATAAAGTTCCCAACCTGTACTTGTTGCTAAATCGGTTGCCGCTTGCCAAGGGTCCTGGCCAACACTGTATGTGTTTGGTGGGGCTAGCTGATTAGTGCTGTCCACATTGTAATTTATTGCTGGCAAGGCTGAGATGTTTAGTTGCAACAGGTTCAAAATGACTACAGAAATAGTACCAACTGAAGTCCCATTGTTATCTTCAGGAACTGTATAAGGGGCCGTAAGACCTCTACGACCTATCGACCATGCTCTATCGTCGGCTGACACTGTCATTGACAATGTCCCTTGAGCAGCCATCGTGCAAGTTACTATTGGGAACTTACCCTGCAAGAACATATCTGACGACTTATCAGGATACACATAACCGCAGGAGATATATAGTTCATTCCCATTAGGAGCGAGTGGACTCGACAAGTCTATCGGCCTTGGCCAGAAAGTATTCGGGTCGAGTGTCACTGTCATGCTAGCCGTAGTGCGCTGCGTACCGGTACGGTTTGCAGCGATGGTTAGAGTGGAAATTGGAATGTTCCCATAACCAGCTTTCGGGTTGCCATAAGGATCGTAGACACTAACCACGGTGTTTACATTCGTCACGGCACCTGCCGAAAGCTGGTGCAAATACCGACTCGTCGGTATAAAGCCACCGATGGCCATAATCTAGGGCCTTCCTACTTGGACGTAACTGACTGTTGACTCTCGATACGGCGCAGCGGCCGATCCACCCTTGAATGTAGAAGCATGAACCGATCCCGATGTGCCACCTGTCGGGTCTGCAACAGCTAATGTTGAATACAACCCCTCACTGAATGGATTTACTAGGAATTTGACATCAGGGTTTGTAAGCATGGCCTTCAAATTAGTAAACTCCACTGGTGACCCAGTCTGTATCGTTAGTGTTCCAGACTGACCAAATGTCCCTAGAGAAGTGACGTTTGGCATCACCGGAGCCGGACTATCTGATAATTGGTAATTGGCACCGGTCAATTTGTACTGTGAAGTGGTTTGACCTGTGACCTGAATAATCATAGAGGCCGCAGGATTCGTTGGGTCGATGGCCCACCAGGAGGAATTTGAAAGCCCCAATGTAATTGGACCTGCCGAGACGAGGGATGTATACAACGCACCTGTTCCCATCAACTGTGCCGAAAATGTATAGGCTGTCCCAGGCACTGACTCGTAGTCGTTCAAAACAGCAATCTGTCCTGGACTACTAAGAGGCAAGCAGTTCCCTGAGGTTACGGTTGATACCCAGTCAGGACCAGCAGGAAGAGAAGTTATGTAACCGGCGCCTCGAACATAAAGTCCATCCGAACGCTGTATGGCTACTACCTCACTACCAGCAAAACCGCCGAGAGTCCAAGGTTGACTAGTCCCAGGTGAAATGCCAATGACATCAAGTATTTGGTTGATGGATGCTCCCGAAGCCCCCTCTATTGCAATTGAGACGCCATAAGCGGTACTCGGTGACGAAGCGTTGAAAGTGCATAGCACCCATCCAGACGTACCGGTACAGGTTGAATATGCTGAGGAAATAACTGCTCCACTACTTGTAAGCCAATTTACCGTTACCTGTGATGGGCTCGCTCCGGGTGAAAGAAACTCTGCCTGGATTGTGTATGCAGAGCTAGGCGCAATAACCTGTGAAGCATATGACTGCCAAATGGCATAAGCTCCATTAGGACCACTGATTATATACAGACTATATGAACCATCAACTGACGAGTAACTGCTTTGCATTATACCACCGTCGAAGTGATAGAGGACACACGTATAGACATCTACAACATACTCGGTTGTCTGTGGAATATAGTTGGCAACATTACGAGCTATATTTGAGATACGAAGTTCATCTATTGTGAATACTCCATTATTGACTCCATCCATCTGAAGGTTATAGCCTCCGCCTGTTGCAGGCCATACACTCGTGCAAGCTGTAGTACCTTGTAGAATCCCATTGACAAACAACCTAATATTGGAGCCATCCCAAGACGCTTGTACCACAGACACTTGAGATGGTACATAGTTACCATCAACAGTAATGAGTGTGCCAGCACTATTGCAAAAATAGAGAACAAGGATTCCATTATTCATTTGCAATGACCACTGAATTCCGTAGCTGGAGTTACCAGTACGCTGAACGATTACACCGGCACCGGTCCCCGAAATTTGAACTTCAACCGACCAGGCAGTTCCTAAAATAGCACCTTGCCCTGCACCGTTCCCAACAGGGCCAACAGGGCCACTAGCATTTGTGGTTGACTGGTACATTGTCTCGCCAAAGTTAGCTGCTGGAGCAGCGAAGTCGAGGTGATACAAGCAACCAGTGTTTACATCATTTACAAATGGAGTCGTTGCCGGTGTATAACCACTCGTATACCGGCATACATCAGAAATACGAACTTCATCTATTACACCTGAAAGACCGGTGCTCCCAACAACCCCAATATAAAAAGAAGTACCTGCCGAAGGAGTTTTCACAGTAAGTGCTGTCGTGTATGTATTTTTCAGTACACCATTCAAGAAGACATACCAAGTAGTTGAATACTGACACAAAGCTATTCTGTAAGTAGTACCTGCAACAAGCGTCCCAAGGGAACCGACCTGAACCGCTGTACCGACTGAATTCCAGACGTAAACATTGACGTTTCCTGAACCTGAAAACTCAAAGCCCCATTCACCCGCACGGCCAATTATCCATGGGCTTGCACCAGAACCAACGTCGGCAGCAGAAGGTGTATAAGTACACTCTGCTGTAAATGAAGCTATGGATGTAATAGCTCCGTTTGTCCACCCGGCACCTGCCGGTCCAGCTATGGTATAAGCAGAAGCAGAAAGCTGTGCAGCTTGGAAGAATGCAGTGCTGACTTTCGATGCAATCGAAGTCGGAGGTGCCCCCGTGAGAACGAGGTTCATCCCATAACTACTTGAATCTGCACCAGAAACACCCAAGTTTCCAAGACAAGGCTGGAGTCCAATACCGGCTGAATAGCCAACGACGACGCCGGCCTCAGTAACTATGTGCGATGCATTCGCACTAGAGTCAAATCCATTTACTGGGCCACCGAACCCTACCGTGTTATTTAGAGCACATTGCCAGTTACCGAGCCCTGTTTCTAGAGAAGAGCTTGCTTTGTCCATGATATTGTCATGGCCTTGCAATGTATGTATAAAGCAGGGAACACCGTTGCCGTCGACGCCTTGCACAACCGTATAAGTCGGCAAGCCTGGTGAATCAGCAGAGAATGTAAAGGCTGAATATGCCCAAGCACTTGTCTCGCCACCTGTCTCAGTTACTTGCACATACGCATAGTATGTGCCAGATGCAGAAATAGGTGCCGGTGTGGCTGATAAAGCTGTACTGTTTATAACTCCAGAGTCCCAAATAATCGTCCCACCGGGAGCGCCGGCCCCAACGGCCGTGCAAATAACGGCCTCATAACCTGTCTGTATGGAACCAGACGGTAATGACTCTGTCCAAATAACTGTAGGCTGACCGTGAGCGACTAGACCGGTCGGAGAAGTCACCGATACCGTAGGCGGTGTCATTGCCGTGAAAGTAAACGGAGTAGCGAATGAACCTTGAAGGTTTTGAGCAGCTTCTTGAGAAGCGAATGACCAGTTATAAACGTTACCATCAGAAACAAGTGTGTGGCTTAGAGATACTTGGAAGAAACCACCGGGGACTATCTGAGTCCCGAGTGTATTCCAAACAATCGTGCTTTGCAATGATCCACCACTAGCATTGTAATATTGCCAAGCGCCACTGGATGTCTTGATTTGTAGAGCATAGGCATTCATGTTTTGCATGTCAGTCGAGTTATAGTAGCCACCAACAGTCACACCGTTGACACTGACATCGAGCGTCTGACTATTTATAGGTGTCGACAACGTCGGTGGGCTCGGTGCTAAAGCAAAAGCTGCATAATCTCCAAACAGAGAATATGTGCCTGAAGCGCTTTCAATATCGCAGGCATAATCAACCACCGTACCTATAGGCTCACGAACAACTGAAATATCTATGTACGGCTGAGCGTAAACTCCTGTAAAGGTGTCGTCGAGAACAGCAGTCGCACTCCAAACCGGAGTGCCGGAACCGGTAGCAACACTAAGCCGATAAATCGGAATAGATGTTCCACTTAGTGTCCCCGGTGCTATAACCCATACTTGATTAGCTGTGAGAGGGTCGAGGAACATATTACAAGCAAAAGCGTAATAACCCACGCCCATGTTTTGAGGCATGTTAGCAACTGCACCAGAGCTAACGGTAGAACTTTTAGTAGTTGCCGTTACACAGGTGGCACCGTAATAGCCAGAGGATGAAACACGAGTAATAAATGTGTAGTTACCTGGAGATTGAGACACACAGAAAATCATTCCGAGAGAAGCGGGAATTGTACTTACATATGTTGCCGTAAGGATGCCAGAAGAATTGATCGACCATGTTCCAAAGACGACACCACCGGAGTTTGTGTCTCCATTGCCCCATACTCCTGAAGTTGACCCAATCCCAAAACTGGCACAAGCATCACAAATCCCCCAGCCTGAAGAATTAGTTGTAACGGAAAAGGATGTGTTAGTAGTAACCGTAGTCGTCCCAACTAGAGCCGCACCGGCATCAAACACTAAAGCAATGGCGGCGAGAGTTGTTGCACCGGCATTGTAAGATTGACCAACCCACAGAATATGCCCAGCGCCTCCTACACCCCCGCCATCATTTACCCACATAAGAGCGTTACAACCTATCGCTGGGTTACCAGCGAAATGGCTGACCCAACCATTACTGAATGAGACATAGCAACCAGTTATACCGGTATTCCAGGTATGGCTTCCTGTATAAGGAAAGGCAAATAGAAGAGAGTAAGGAGTGACACTTAAGTCACCACCGCCAACATAAATGTTATTGGATGAATCTCGACAAATACTAAACGATGCAGACATTGCTGTATTGCTAAAGCTGAAGATGGTCGTCGGGCTTCCAGTGTGGCCCCACCACTTGAGATAGTAGTTAGTCCCGTCGAAGTCTATAAAGACGAGCGTGCCATCAGAGAGATGGCACGAGGAATGGCTTGGTACCATGCGAAGTGCAATAGTTGAATTACTGTCAGCAGTCCATTTCTGGCTCATATCGCATCCCCATTCCTTTTCCTATGTAACTCCAACTGCCTCGGAGACAAAAGTGCTTGTACTTTAGAACTAACACCATGTCCCCGAAGCCTATGTGCAACAAGTTCTTGCTGTACTGCAACCCACACTGGGCCACGAAACGTTCGGTTCTTTGCATCATAGAGCTTCAAAGAGTCTCCTTGCAGCTCTGATAACCAAAAACCGGTTGAGCAAACATCACACAAAAGAGAGGCTGTTTGCCAGTCCCAAATAACAGCATCAGGGACATGCAAAGTCGAGCCGTCTCTAGGGCACAAATATTCCATTTACATGCTCCTTTAGGTCTGTCTGAGAGTAGACGCACTGGCTTGAGCGACATTATTTAGAGTTTCATAAACCACGCCCTGAATTTGAGTGACAACATTATTAGGGATAACTCCTGTGCCTGTGGTGATCGGTATATTCACACTATTGGTAATGTTCGTTGTCGAGTTTGCTTTTGCAAACACAGCCTGCACAGCCGCTACGGCTGCATTAGCCAGGTTAGTGGCTGCTGTAACAACCAAAGATTGATCGGCTGTGATTCCTTTACCTAGAGCGGTCGACCAATCACTACCAAGCGTTGTAAACTTAGGAGTGTAAGTGTCTCCCGTTGTTATCAACTTGTCCAAAAATGTGGTCAATGTCCCGGTTACCGTCTTTTGTGTTGGAGCATCACCTATGCCTTTATTGAACCCGAGTAGATAATCCACACCGATTGCCGTGGACAGTTTAGACGGTGACTTCTCACCGAGGTATATCTTATGGTTCTTTACAAGGTTATCAGCTTGTGTCTTTAGTGCGGTATACATAGCTGCTTGTTTCTTGGCATCTGCCATACCGGCAGCCATACCGTCAGTGTAAAGAGTCCCGTTCACATTACCCATTGCTTTCAATGAAGGACCAAGCTTTACAAACCAGAATCCGGCTGCAAGAGTTTGAGTACCAGCAGGTGCCTTCTCAAAGCCTGTGAGAATCATATCCTGAGCATTAGTGAAATACCCATTTAGGGTATCATCCATTAGACCCTTAGGCAGCTTCACACCTGCAGCTATATCCTGCATAGCTGTGTTGAAAGTGTTAGTCTCAGTTGCCTGGTAATCTTTAGACTTTGGGCCTGACGACGGAGAAGTAAGAGGCTGGTTAGCATTAGGATAAGTGTCTGGAAATACTGCCTCACTAAGATAAGCACCTCCAGCGATTAGTCCAGTTAGTCCAGCTATCCCTGCTACACCTGCAAGAGCACCTGCACTTAGCCCCCCGGCTCCTATTACACCCGTAAGAGCAGTTTTCAAAAGACCTGCTATCTTACTACTGCCACCACCTGCTTCATTTACAAGTGCAGCCTCTTCTTCTTGAATAGAGGCAGCCTCTTCTGTCTCTGATGCGGCTACCTGTGTCTCACCAGCAGTATCCTCTACATCGGCGGAGTTTGTCATATTTTCAGAGGCAGTGAGAATGTCAGCGCCGCCCTTTTGTACACTTTCGCCACCCGACTGTATTTGTTCTGCAGCAGTGGTAACAGTAGAATTAGAAATGTTAGGGTTAGTAGAATCATCAGGAATACCGCCGGGAGTCGGTTTTCCCTTTTTAGGAGCTAATGTTACCCCAAATATAGCCTTGAAAAGTGCAGGTAACGCTGTTGTAAAAACCTTCTTATAGGTGGCGAGAAGTCCGATAACCACAGCACCGGAGGCAACTTTCCCACCTGATCCTAGACTATTTAGGACATTCAGCAAACTGCCTAGACCTGTTAGAATCGTATTCAGACCTGCTGCACCGGCAGTAGTGATGTCAGCAATTCCAGGGCCTGCCGCAGTGATTACGGTTATCAGAGTAGTAGCAAGTGTGCCAATCGAGTCAAACATACTCTTGAGATCAGGTGCGTCTTTTGTAAGGAAGTTGTTCAATTCATTGAAGAACTTATCCTCTGCACCTTTAGCCTTGTTACCTGAGAAAGAAGCTGCCATCGAAGAAAAGATGCCCAGCACTGTAGTTTCCAAAGGCTCCATGGCAACGAGCATTTGACCAATACCTTGGAGGAACTCACCAACTATCGTACCCCATTGAGCACTCGAATTTTCAGAAAAAGTTGACACCTGATTTAGTAGGTCTTTGAACCCTTTTGAACTGATGATTTTATCAAGAGCCGCACACCATATGGTCATACCGGCCCCGAAGTCTTTAGTGGGCTGGACCAAATCATTTTCCATAACGCCTACGCTCGTCAGCAGAGCACCTAAAGCACCGCCTAGAGGTATAACCTTACCTATATCAGCCTTAGTAGGAGCAGTCTTTTTTGTATAAGTTAGCGCATCGGGTCCCGGACCAGCCATTGCAGACGATACATCTTGGCTGAACAGTGTAGTAATCCTGCCAAATGCAGCAGTGAGCTTTGTTTTCATTACGTTGTTTGCACCCACGAGTGAAAAAACGGCACCGCCCAGGCCGGGCATTGCACTTGCGATCATGCCTGCTAACCCGGTGACTAATGCACCGCCGGCTGCAAATACAACTATCTTATCTGCCTTCAGTGCTGACTCGACCATAGAATCAAGGTCAGTCAACCCTGCATTTGAAAGGAAGGATGCAAACCCACTAGCTAGACCTTGCTGTAAATCTTTGTCTTGACTCTTTGAAGGCTTACTACCACCAGCAATACCAGTCCAATTCAGAGAGACATTGAAGTCATCACCTGCCGTACCCTCTTTTATTTGAAGCTTGAGAGCTTCAATTACAGCAGCAACGGTAGCAGGGTCATAAGTGGCACCGAGGTGAGCATCGACATGCTCTGCATCGACGGCGCCGACTGTTTCATCAAATGAAGTTATCTCAGCTTCCCCAGCGGCTGGGTCAGCATCTAATTTAGCTGTCCCCGTGACAGCATCAACATCTTTGACTTTACCTGTGAAGGTTGTTATGTCTTCATCACCTTGAGTAGCATCTGCGTCTAATGCAGTAGTTTCCTCATCAGGCACTGAGGCAAGCTCGTCTTTGAATTCAGTAATGACTCTTTCTGCATCGGGGTCGTCAACAACATTTAGAGTAGTTGTTTCCGTGTCATCAGTCGTCAGACCTGTGCCTTTACCCTGCACATCGACAATTACTGGAACGGCTGCATCGTCGCGCAAATCTTGGATGGCCGTTTCTTCTTTAGCAATAGTGCCATTATCTGAGGCAGTAACGGTAATGTCGACCGGGTCTTTGGCATCTGTCTGTAAGTCTCCAAGGGCTTTTGCATCTGCATCAAGGCTATGTGATACAGAATCTCCCTCATCTGTAGTGTTAGTCAGAGTAACTGTTAGAGCAGCCTTCTTATCAGCAAGGTCTTTCATCTTTGCGACGATATCATCGAGTGCAGCATTTATGGAGTCATATGTATCCATATCTCCAGACTCGGTTAGAGAGACTTCTAGTGCAGCCTTCTTCTTTGCAAGGTCAGTCATCTTCTTGTCGATGTCGTCTATTTCTGTCTGGACATCGCCGTCTTTAGACGTGTCGTTGAGACTGACTTCTAATGCAGCCTTCTTCTTTTTGAGGTCATCCATCTTGCTATCAATATTATCAATAGCTTTTTGTACCGTACCATCTGGATCACCCTGCGCTAGAGAAACCTCTAGCGCAGCCTTCTTATCAGCAAGGTCTTTCATCTTTGCGTCAATGCTAGTTAGAGTGTCTGCTACAGTACCGTCACCGGAGGCATCCTCTAACGTAGCAGTGAGAGCAATATCGGGGTCAGCTTGCAAATTAGTCTTTGCAGTGTTGATAGCCTCAATATCTGTCTTTACATCGCCGTCGGGAGTAGAGTCGGCTAGCGAAACATCTATAACGTGGGTAGAGTCTAGCCCCTCAGCCGCCGTGGTAATATCATCAATATCGTCAGTAACGACCTGTGCTGTATCATCCCAATCGTCTTCAATAGATTGAGTCGTTGAGTCGTTAGTGGTAACCATATCATCTTGTACTGTATTCCACTGCGCCGGATCACCTGTGTAGGATGTTGAAACACTAGAACCTTCCCCGACCCCCGCTGCTGCCATTTGCTTTCACCACCTTAGCTTGACGTGACAGTCAAGTGCATATAAGGTACAGACGTAACCAGCGCTGTTACCAGAGCCTTGAGACATACCTGATTGACTTTCGGTGTCATTTCTTGTAATGCAGGATATAGGTACGGACGATGATATTCACCCTTAGCTTGCGGTACCCATTTCCAACTTTTGCGTTTGCCATGAGGCCACGCCGGGTGCCACCAACCGGAGTGATCTTGCGTGTGCCCAAGCTCGTACCATTTCGCTATGGGGACACCTTTGTACCCGGCAGACACAACTAATGTAACCTTGTAAAGACTAGCAGATTGTGTTCTCCACCGAATTGTCCTCGGAATTTTCTTAGACCACGAGGCAAGCTCAGCAGCTCGACCACCAATCAATTGTCCACCCTCGTTAGTTATCGTACTGCGAAAAGCCTCCATCTGAGGCGCCTTCGCTTTAGTGAGCATAGCGGAATAAGCCTTCATTGATGCTGTATCTACATTGAAGATTGCATTGATCGCCACTTACTTTCCTCTTTCTGACATAAACTTCCGACAAGAAAGAATAACGCCCGAGGCGTGGCTGATACTAAAGTTAGGATCAAACCACGCCGGCGGGGTTATGCCAAACTCTTGTGCGGCGACCAAGTAAACTTCGTTTATTGCGGCTCTGATTCCGCCTCGGTAGGGTGGATTTCCTTCTTACCGTGCGGCTGAGGTTCCGGTGGGAGCTCACCTTCGAGAGCAGGTTGGCTCATAGCAGCATTGACAGATGTGAATAGCTCAGCTAGATCAAGAGCCAGAATGTCGTCCAGAGTAATAGACTTATCTACCCTGTGGATCAACACAAGCAAGCCAACTGCGGCTGCTCGTATCTTCATGCCTTGGATATCCTTCAGCCACTCATCGAAAGTCTTGCCGTATTCATCCTCGATCAGAATGCCGTCAGATACCGACATATTGCCAGCCTGAAGAACTACTTCTTTATCTGCAATTTTCAAAGTCGCCAAGAGATTACCTCCTTAGTTAGACGCCGAGAATGGCGTTGTCGAGTGTGTTTGTGACAATCTGGACCGGGTTGTTAGTACCGTCATCCAAGAAGTTCAATGTCGCCTTCTCAGAGATGATAGTCGGACCAGGAACAGGCATCGTGTCAGCATCGAAGAAACACGCCGAACCGATGAGAGTCACCGTTGCCTTTAGGCTGTTGGGAGTGTCAATTGTGACACCAGTGAAAACCAACTGGAAGCATACCGGAGTATCAGCAAGGAAAGCATTGTAACATTGAGTAAGACCGGCAAAGTCAAGCTCAACATCAGCCGACACAGTACGGAACCCGTTGATTAGCTGCTCTTGCTTATAAAGCGAACCGAGGACATAACGACCGTCATCAATGACGTTCTTGCCCTTGACAGAAACGCTTTTTGTCAGAGGGACAGCAGTGCCACCTGAGATGGTAGTCAGACCGGCCGTAGTAGAAGCGGTGCCACCGATCAAAAGCTGAGCTTGTGCAGCGACGAATATATCGCCCAAGACATAGCTCGGAGATGTATAAGACTGCGTTGTGTCTTCTTTCACAGAGTCAAAAGAGACATCGAATGCTGCCAGATCGCCAGCCTTGACATCGAAAGTCCAGTCAGTAACCTTAGAACCAGGATAGCTGAAAGCCTGAATACTGTTTACCGCAGTAGGGACACCGAGTTGCAATGAGTAACTTTGAGCGGTCGTGTCGGCGGGTGTAAAAACCTGTTGATAGACGGTTGTAGTTCCACCGGACTTTAGAGCAGATGTACTTGCACCGAGCATAGCGGTGAAAAGAGGACTCATGCCTCGGTCATAAATGTCGAGGTCTACAGCACCGTCGGCAGTCCACTTACCAATTGACCTGCGGTTCGCCAGGTTGTAAATACCACCATGCAAAGCAGCGCCCTGCAAAGCAGTTTTCTTGTTGGCCAGAGTCGAGCTATTGTAGGTCAGCCAATAATCAGGAGCTGCGAAAGTACCAAACGTAGCCTCTTTCTTTAGCCCAAATGTAGAATAGATACCGCTCGCGGACATGGGTTATGCCTCCTTCGAGGTTACAGGAACAGGCAGCTTAGGCTTGTCTTTGACATCTTCACTAGGCCCAACTACTTCCTCCCAATAGACTTGGCTGACATAGCCATCCAAAGCCCATTCATAAATCAAAACTGTGGCACCTGGCTCAACGAACTTCGGGCCACTAACCACTCCATAAGATACGGCTCTGCCGTCTTTGCTTATGTTCTTTATTGTTACCATTTTTACAGCCCTTCTTTCTTGAGCCTACGCCTATTAGACGCCACTACGGTACAGTCCCGATATTGGCTCCACGAACGCCGACCACACATTCCATGACGGCTTGGCAGCCACCAGTATCTACAGGTCCGTACAATGGGAAAGTCATATTTACTGTGTCCCAAAAAGCAGAACCACCGAGACTCCCTGATCCAGAAGGATCGGCTAGAATTCTAGTAACCATTGCATCAAACATGGCACCTGCATTTAGCAAGGCCGGCGACGTGGCTGCATCGCCACCGTCACTACCGGCCCAAGAGACTATTGACCAGTGAATAGAAAACAACATATCCCTAGCCACTGCAACTCCACCTCCTGCCAAACCTCGCCAGGAGCTATTGAAGCCGGTGACAATAGGAGTGCCGCCTTCGGACCAAGCACCGATAGAAAGCGTGTTGAGAACACGCTGTTGCGATTGCGTCGGCATCCCCATATATACGCCGATATCCAAATCAGGCAAGTCGGTCGTAGCTACTGCATTCATATAAGTTAGCATCTGAGCAACAGCCGGGACAACATTTGTTTTATAGGCCGGCATCTGCTAACTTCCAATTGAAGGCTGTAGATATGTCTGGAGCACGTTCTCCACGTAGTATGGTAGACCTTTGAAAGGCTCCGCAGGATTCGTTTCCTCATTCATCTCTGAGGCTGACATCGGACGAGACGCATTTGACTGAAACTGTGCATGAAACTTATCAGCAACCCACTCAAGAGCAGCTTCGAGGATATCGGCAGGTATCGGATTGTACCCGGCAAGCCAGGTAACCCAAACGTTCTGTGATCCGGGCATGAACGGCCTAGGCCAAATACCACCGAGAATTCTAGTGACACGGCCGGTGCGGTAATTCAGTTGGTACCCATCCTGTGTCGAACCTTGTCCAGGTGAAGTTATTTCAGCCAACTCTACCGGCGTTTGGTTCTGGTATTCGATCAAAGAAATGATCTTCAGCACCGGAGTCTTTGGCAGCATAATGTAGCTGGAGTAAAGACCCCCGCCGCCGTCGAACTTCCCATGCCCATCATCAGGCCCGTAAACCTGCGGTGCAATCGGACTGCCGATGAACTGCTGCATACGAGTCGAGATAGCCCGAGTTATCGTAGAGAGAATAAAGTCTTGGCTAGGATCAGACATGACAATATGTAGCCATGGCTTGACCATCGTGTCAAGATCAAGGAAATTTGCGTATTTCTCCCCTGCGGGATTGAAGATTTCTACTGTGCTCATACACCGTCTCCAGTAGTCTGCGGTAACAATGTACCTAGGTCGATTGTTCCGCCCGGTGCGTTATAAGGCAACATAATCATCACACTGTCACCAACCCCTCCACTATCAGCGCCATTCAACAAGAATGCCACGTTATAGTAAATGTTTGCGGGCACGGTTGTAGGGTCATTATTTGCAGGCAACACAAGGGGATTTACTCCACCTGACGCCTTGAGGTTCCCTGAAGCATCGAGGCCAGCGTGATAGGAAACGGCATCGTCATAAGACTGACCGCCGTTTGTCATCCTATCAGACAGCCTGAAGACAACCGTACCGGAAGCCGCCGTGCCATCAAGGTTTCTAAAGACATGGGTCAAAGTGATGAAGCTGAACATTTTCTTTAGGCCCTCAAATGAAGGTCAAGGACAAAGGCAGGACTTGGCACTAGAGTAACTGCATTACCTGTAGCAACAGTACCAGCCGGCGAACCAGTGACATAGGTACAACCAATTAGCTCGCCCACAGCAACGCCCGTGAAATCCACAACTGCCGTAGTAGCACCCGAAGCAGCAACGTGGACAACGCCACCACCTACAGGAAACCCAGCATCAGAAGCAATATCAAGAACGCCGGCCGAAGGAACGGACCATGAAGCAATTGTTGAAATTTCTCCACCGTTAGAACCTAAGGCGACAGTGGTAGCAATAGCAGCACCGCCGAGAGTAAGGACTACCTGTGATGGAGCACTCCCACCCTGATCCCCTTGTACCAAAGGAATAGAGGTAGTACCGTCGACATTTAGACCGCTGACAGTTGCCTTAGTGACCCAGGTATTTGTAGATGCATTCCAGACCTGATACTGAACCTCAAGCGTCGGGGCCGTTGCAGGGTCGACAACCATTATGACGACGTCAAGAAACTCGGGATCGGAAGGAAAAGCTGAACCGTCGAACGGAACAGAAATGGTAGCAGCGACTAGCGTCCCATCAGGGACCAGATCATAAGAGTACATAGTTCTCCTTATGGGAGTAGGCACACTAAGGCAGTGCGAGAGGGCTTGCGCCCTCTCGCAGCTAGCCTTAGAGATTGGTTACAGAAGGGTCGTAAGGGCTGAAGAAGCAGTACCCTTAGACGATACAACCTGAACGGCGGTCGGATAAACCGGGACCGCAGCGCAATAGGTGTATTGCTGAATCAACACGGTCAGGGTAGAGGCACCGGGCTGAGGAATAACACGCAGGACCGGGGAACCTTCGAGCCAATAAATAGCCAGGTCGAAAGCCCCGATAATACCAAGGTGGTTGTCACCGTCAGCATCAAACACCGCAGAACCAGGACCGGTAACGCCGGCACCAGCATAAAGCGAAGCACCTGCGGAGACATAAAGCGCCTGGTCCTTGAAAGCAGGAACACCGGCAAACGTATAACCGGTGTAGCCTTCAGGAGCAGACTGGTCAGTACCGGTCGCCAGGGGGTTGAAAGCCACACCCTGAGGAACGATATACGGACGATGCGAGTCGTCAACCGCAGCGGCAATGCTTTCCCAAATGTTCACGTCACAAACGAAGTGAGTGGGATAAGCAACCGTACCGTCAGTGGTCTGAATAGCAATGCTACCCTTAGCCAGAGCCGAACGATAATCGCTGACGTTACCACCGTTGAAAGAATCCAAGCTGGTATACGAGGTCGTAGTGTTGGTATAAGCCTGCGTACCAACGCCGGCATTCTGCAGAACCGTCTGATAAGCATAAATGTTCAGAGCACGGTTCAACTGAGCGGTCTGGTCACGGTTGACAATTGCGTCACCCTGAAGGCCAGGGCCGACCCGGTCGAGATACTGCTGAGAAACATTCAGGTTATTGACCACGGTCTGAAGCGTGCCACTCTCGTACTCAGAAGCCAAGTCCTGAGTAGTAATAGAGGCGCCTTCATTTGCCTGGAAAGAAGCCACGGTAGGCGTAGTGATCTTCGGAACGAAGAACGACATGCCAGTCGCAGGCAGCGGGAAGCTCTTGAGAATACCAAGGAACGTCCGGCCGTAAGTACGCCATTCAGCATACTCGGGGAGGAAGAAAATGGGCGGTGCGAACGGAGCCATGTCATTGGGAGAACCGGCACTAGAAATGCCAGGGCCACCATTGACCATCGTTTCACGAACTTCAACGCCGCCGGAACGCCGAGCTTCCTGGAAATAATGCGTCACCGCACGATATTCCTTGGAGCCACGAGTAGCACGCCGCTGAATGTTTTCCATCTCCAACTGATGCTGGTCGAGGCGCTTCTGAGCACGCCGAGTGCCAACGAATCCACCGTTAGCCATAAGCAGGTCACGGTAGAAGCTATTGTCCGGGTTGCCCGGAGAATAGACGAGGTTGTCAATGCCATTAGTGACATGAGCACCACCGACAGAACCGGCAGCACCGAGGGCATTATCCCGAGCCTCAAGAGCCTCACGGGCCTCAACGACCCGGACACTCTCAGCCTTCAGTTCACCACGAACCTGAGAGAGCTTAGCAGTAGCCTCATTCAGTTCCGTAGACTCTTCAGCAGTCCACGAGCGATTCTCGACATTAGTAGCCTTATCGAGCCGAGTGGAAATTTCAGTGAATGCCGTAGCGAGACGAGCCTCAGACTCGATAAGAGTCGTGAGGCGAGCGTCAGCATCCTTGACAGGCTTTACTTTCTTACCCATAATAGTTGTCCTTTATGGTAAAAAGCACATTCAGCAAAGTGTGTCGGCTCATGGGGCTAAGTATCTAGCCGCAGATGCACGCAGGAGCAAAGAACGCTCAACTGGGTTACTACACCTCGATTTATTGCTTGCAATGCTACTTGCGCCGAGACAGGAAGTCTCGGACTATTGTATTGAGAAGAACGTGTCCCCGCCGAAGCGGGGACCGTTATTATTGTAGAGCCGAGCGAGCCTGGGCGAGTGCGAGGCGCTGCCGCTGAATGACAAGACCGGCGAGAGTAGTCTCGGTGTCTTCCGGCGACTGTAGCGAACGGAATGCCTCGACTAGCGTGGCTTCGTCCAAATCATCAGCTTCGTAAAGGGCTTCAATGGCCCTGATTAGCAAATCACCATCGGCCTGCGAAAGCGCCTGGCCGCTACGAACTTGCTTCGCCAGCGGATAAAGACGCCGCAACCGCTCACGGCTCTCAGCCGAAATAGATGCAAACGCCGAACGGGCTAGGATGATCGAAGTGGTTGTGCTGGCCGGGAAGGCAACAGCAGAGACGTCGGGCATATCGACAAACTTGAAAACCTCACGGTTTTCTTGCCGGCTATCCCACTTCTCCCCAGCTTCATTGACCATAAAGCCAATAGACATACTGCGAACATCTCCACGCTCGACAGCGACATAAAGGTCCATTGCAGATGGCGACCGAATATCAATGGTCGGGAAGGTGTCAAGGCCGGTCTTGCGATCCTCAAACTTCAGAGTACCGGGAGCGGTCGACGCCATAACCATGCCCTTGTGGTCGTAAAGGAAACGGCAGTTGAATGCAGGGCTGTTTATCAAGTCGGTGGCCACACCACGGCGCATCGTCTCGCTGAATTCACCGATCATGTCACGAACCTTGTAAACAGCGTCATAAACAATCGGCGTGCCTCGGAGAGTGACTAGGTTGTCATTCTTATCAACGTCCCTAATTCGCATCTCGGCATCGTACCTACGATGTTCCATAGCAGGAGCAAGGTCCCGACGCTGACGCCGGCCCTTACGCAGCAAGCTAAAGGTAGTCGGCCTGGCACTGTTCGTCTGCAACGGCGTGTAAGAATGAGCTTCGACAACCTGAACCGGATCGCCTAGGTTTACCGTGTCACCGTCGACAGAATAGGTCGCCTGGAACTTCTCGTCACCTTGGTCATAAACAACCCACGAGTCAGAAAAGTCGGAGACATAAACGAACTTGTTTTTCTTGGGGTCCCCGAACTTAGCAGCACAGGCACCTTCGAGAAGCGACCGAGTGTCCTTGTTACTCGGGCTATCGGAACGAGCTTCAACTTCAGGCTTTGCAGACCTTGCAGCGACGGCGACATCATCGTCATCCGCAACGTCGATTTTGCAAGCCTTAGCAGCAGCACAAATCTTCTTGGCTGCGGTAACTTTCTTTGCAGGGCTTTCAAAGTCCGTCGAGCTAAATCGACCGAGCGCCGAGCTAACGTGCTTGGCATCATGCACCGGCAAATGCCGGCCACCCTTAGAGTCGATGTATGCAAAGTCGCTGTCAGCCAAAGCGTTTCTCGCCTTAGATGTCAGCACTGCACGAACCTCGGCAGCAGCCGTAGGCTCATCGTGAAGTTCTACCTTACCGTCTTCGACTGAATATCGGACGGCCCACTCTTCATCTGTATCAACATTCCTGAAAGTCAAGAATTCGCCATATGCACTATCTAGTACGAAAGACTCACCCTCACCGTCGGGCATGGCGCCCCTGATCGCTGCGACCAGGTCCACGGAACGAATTTCCATTATATTACATCCTTTCCTGCTCTAGCCGCCCGATGAGATGCAGACATCTTGCGCTTAGTTTCCTCAGAAGCTTTATGCCCTAAGTTACAAGTATTACCCTTCATTTGTTCAGATTGTTTACTACGCAATTCAGGTGTGACTCTAGTCGTCATCCTGTCTCCTTAGGAGGCGGACCTACAACGGGACTATCTAAATACGAATCCCATGCCCCTTCTTCTAAAGGTGCTTCCGGGTGGAAAGGTTCATCCTCGTTTATATCTAATGGGTACGCCGTAAATGTTTTTGCTACAGTCGTACTTTTAGTCAGCATCGGAATCTCCTTCCACTCCAAAACATTCTTGAAGCTCAGCCTCGTCCTCAGGCGAGAGGACACCTGGCATAATGGGGTCAATTATCTGAGGAGCCTCATCAGGTGAGAATGTATCCGTTATAATCATTTACCTGTCACCTTCTTTGCAAACTTGCCAGCACGAGCATACGACTGAGCTACACCGTTTGTAGTTGTACCATCAGTCAACGCATACTCAGCAAACGCCTCAGCGCCGGCCTCATAAGCATTTGACCTCCCGTAATCGCTCATCTCATTCCACTTATCTTGGTTTGTTTGAACAAGTCTAAACGCCCCTTCGAGCTTCGCAGCTACCTGACGTTGATTATTTTCCTCAGTCTTAGCAGTTGAACCCCAAGCATTCTTGCCATTGAATTCTAGGCAATGCCCGAATTCGTGAGCCGTGACATACTGTGATTTCGATATCGTGCTCTCTGAAGTAGCTTCAGGAACTTCAGAGTCTAATGCTGGGAGGCTAGCTAAAAAGTCATGCTCATCAGTAAGATTGTCGAACACCGGCATAAACCAGCCAGGACGGATCGGTGCAGCCACACTAGATTTGCCGATCTTCCCAAAGTCAGCACCCACCCTGTCGAAGTTATTCCGCATAGCGTGTCCTTGAATGTTTATAGCATTCGGTGAATCAGTATGCACCCAGGCGAATGGAGAGCCACCGTCAGGAATTTCCTTGCTCATCCTCTTGAAGGATACAACCCTAACTCTTGGAGTCATCTTTAGCGGGTACTTCTCGTGAAGGTCAGCCACAGTGCTTAGAACCTGTTGTGCCTGCTCCTTAGTCGGCTGCTCGTCTTTCGGCAAGTCACCGTCGAATCTCATACCAATTTCCTCACCGTCTTTTGTGCTGACAGCGTACTTGTTGAGCTTCCACTTTCCCTGTGCCGTCGTTTTCAACGGACGTAAGTTAGTGCCAGGAGGACCCTCTCGAAGAGGCATCTGTGTAGTCTTCATTACCGGTGGATGCATCGTCGGGAACTTCACATTAGTTGTCGGCGGTGATGCAAAATACGCATCGTCGGGATTACCGTCTAGATACGTCGGAGGTTTGACTACTTTATCCTTGTCTTTGTCCCCGACTGCCATCCAGACAACTGCTTGCGCTTCGTCTGGCTTCAGTCCGTTCTTATCAGCCACTGCTCGAATTCGATCAGCAGACCAACCATAACGTTTGAAAGAAGCTTGGTCAGGCATCGAGTTACCGAACAAAGCATGCACTTCCTTATCAGAGGGTGTGTGCCCTACCATTGCGTTGCCCATCCACGTATCCATAGTTGCATCTCTTGTTTCTCCTGGGAATCGGAGGTTATTGTAGAAACTCCTCGTCTTCGCAGCTCGCAGCACTGAGTCGGGATGTTCGCCATAATAGATGCGCAATGCATTCTTCAAGTTCGTTCGCATTAGTGGTGTCTTCTCAGGAGCACCGATGTCGTCGGGAACTTCCTTCTTAGCTATCTCGTCAATTGAAAGGTTCGAGCCCTCATAATACCTACCAATATGAACTGCCTTCTCGGCTGCATCCATGTTCTTGAGCCGGCCATTTTCTTCCCATCGCATTCGTGGGGAAGTTGCCGATACCATTGCAAAGAACTTCTCATGGTCAAAGTCAAGAGCTTTAGCCCTGGCATGAATTTGATCGTGAGCATTATGGTACCAATTCTTCCATACACCGAGCTTGCCCTGCTTCTTAGCATAGTCTATAAAACCTTGAAACTTTGCTTCTACATCCTTGTTAGTCAGTGGCATATCCTTAGCAAGACCGGCCTTGATACGACTAGTATCTAATGGAGCCTCACCAAGTTTCGGCAGTGCTGTTAGTTTCGCTGTATGCTCGTGTAACTCCTGCTTTATGATCGGGTGATCCTCACCCTCTTCAAGCTCTCGAAGCTTTGCAGCTATGAGTTTGCGATCATCACCCGTCGACATTTTGTAGGTATTTTCTAGAGTCTGCCTTTTCTTATTAGCAGCATCTAACTTAGCACTCGGCTGTTTACCGAGCCAACTGTTATTGTTGCTGTACTTAGAAGCATAAGCATTCTGAAGCAATTGATGATAAGCAATAGCCTGCTTCTGCCCCGTCGTAAGATCAGCCGGGTTTGCAGGACGTTCGCCGTCTGCATAAACGTTGCTGATATAACTACCGGGTAACGTCGTCTTGACACCGTAGTTCACGGACGTGCCTTCAGGATCGCCTCGTACTAAATTGGCTTTACCTGTCTGCCCCGCCCATAAACGGGCATCATCGGGATCACCGTCATCTGACCATATCTCTTTTTGAGGTACCTGAAACTCAGCAACCGAGCCACCAGGACCGGCGTACTTATGCGCCTCGTCAAAATTATCGGTCAACTGTGGCCACTTACTGCTCATCACTTCAGGAGGGGCAGTGAGGCCGTTTTCCTTTAGCCCTGCTACGTTTTCTGGACGAGTGCCGTGGAACAGAGTTACTGTCTTTGGCTTGGGCTTCAACCGATTATGCGCACCTGAACCGCCGGTGCTTATGCACTTCTTCGTGGTATTGTCGTAGATTTCTATTTGGTTACGAGCAACGCCTGCTTTGAAGGCATCCTCCCGCTTAGGTATATTCTCTGACGGCTCGATCACTAACTCAGCGACACCGTCCTTATGTTGTACCCAACCGCCCATATAAACGTTTGGCTTGGACAGAACCTCTTTATTCTGAGCCATCCATTTGTCAACGTCAGAAGACGTTAGCTCGTCTACAGGCTTTACTAAGTCATGGCCGGGAACAGCACACTGGAATCCCTTTTGAGGGACTTCACCTGTGAGCATATGCTCAGTGAAACCCTCACTCCCTTCATTGGCATGTGCCATAATTCGTTCTGTGGCACTCTTGACTCGACCAGTATTCGCAGCATCTGCTGCTGCTTTCTCACCGGCAAGCTTAGTCGCTTTTTCTGCATCAGCTTTAGCTTTTCCTTCAAGATGCTCCCCAGGAGTCGACCCAGCAAACAGGCCACCACCCACCTTTAGGAATGCGTGGCCTGTTTCTTCGGAATAAGGGTCGACACCTAGCACTCTTTTGTTTAGCAAAGAGGGCCAAGTCATGCGGCGCCTCCGCCCTTTGTTATTTTGGGAGCGGGCAAAGGCGCTGCATTATCAGAAGGATCGGGGACCGGTGCAGCACCGGACATTGTTGCAGGATTAGGAAGCTGCGGGGTTATGCCCGCTGCATCTGCGGCTGCAGCATTATCATCATCGGTGGTTTGCACAGTCGAGTTACTGTTCATAGGAGTCGATATATCATCCCCGTTGTCGACAGGCGGCAAATTCCACTTGCGCCTCTCTTCGTTCGGAGTCGTAACCGCTGACAAACGACGGTTCATACCGGCGACTGCCATCTCTTGCTCATCGACATGCAGCAAGTTCCTAGGATCAGTAACAGCGTATTGCCCTCTCGTGATAATGGAGGTAAAGCCTTCATCGACAGGAATTCGATAGCCACTCAAAGTAAAGGTCAGCAGGCCGTAATTCTCTTCCTGCAACCCTTTACCCCAGTTGCCGCCCGAACCACCAGGGATACCAACAAGGTGCCCAGGTATACCGAAGTAGCCAGAAATCTCTTCTCTCGAATATGCGAGAGTTTGAGACATCTGGCTGCGGTTAGGATCAGACTGCGTCTGTTGATAATGTAGTCCACCGTCGAATACCAGAGGCAGGTTGGCCTTTGTTAGGCCGGCATGCTCTAGGACGAGTTTCTCATAAATCTTGTCGACGGCATCGGGGTCGAGTTTGTTGTCTGTCGTCATTATGAAGCTAGGCGACGCACCCTGAGAAAACCATGTCATGGAATATTGCAAAGCCGCTAAGGCTATGGCAAACATCCCACTTTCACTCTCAACCGGATTGATCGCCCTTGAATCACCGGGCATTATCATCCTCGGTATAAACACTAGGCCCTTCGGGTCGAGTGCCTGCATATTGGCGCCCATGCCATACGTGATATTCCACTGCTTGCCGGCAGCCCGCTCGGCGGGTGTCGGTTGTGCTGGGATGTTCAGGAATGCCGGGTGGAGGACTTCCAGATTCTGCATGTGTCCCATGTAGTCCCGTTTTGTTGCATACCACCATGCCTCACCGAAAAGCGCCATAGATGCTATGGTCTTTCCGATCCCTATGTTGTAGGGAATATAGGCATTGTCAGCAAAAGGACCAACACCCCAAGGTGACCCTTGGAATAGCGTTGGGAAGTTCGGTGCCGTATCAGGCAAATAATTCGGGAACCAGTGTCCGTCATTGTCGAATTGCTTCGTGTAGACACTCGGGCTGCCCATCTCGAAGAAGCTGTTTTGCAGCACTTCGATGCAACGCTGGACAACACCAATAGACATAACGGTACGTGGTGAAACATCGACGCCGGCTTGATTCTGGTACTGGTAGCCATGAGGCGGGACGACGCCCGTCAATTCCATAGAACTGTTCCAGCCCGAATACCCAGTCAGCGATAGGTTACGTCGTTCTGTTCTACCTGCGAGTCGGCTTCGTGCCATGACGATGTAGTCCCTTCAAACTCGGCCTACGCAGCTTCACCGTTACGGGCTTGAATTCCCAAATATAGGCCAAGTAAGCTAGGGAGACAGCGAATGCAAGAAGTGCCGCCCATATCAACAATGTTGCCAAATACACAGCAGCGACTATCGCCGCTAATGCGACTAGTTCGAGAACTAGCCGAACGTCAATCGTCTTCCTCATTCACGCCTCCAATCGAAGCAACTACACAGGCTACATCGGCCTCAACGTCCAAATAATAGAGGGCGCTAATGCGATGTAAACCATCGGCAAGTTCGGCGGTATCGGCCGTGCTCAGAATGAGCGCCGGGCCTATCGTATCACCTGCAAGGAATTTCCTCAGGTACTTGATGACATCTATATTTCCTATAGGTAAAGGACTAAGATCGCACGCTCTAAGGATGTCACATGCCCTGTGCGTTACGATCTCATTGTTCCCCAGGAGTTCTACTATTTCTTCAGCAACCTTATCGTTGTACTGTAGCGTCAGATACCCATAGGCACCGGCAAGATCAGATTTATCCGCTTTGTCGGCCCAGGTTATGTTAGGTTTGCTCAATTGTGTTTCATCCTTTCAGCCTGTTGTGCTCTCGCACGGGCCACTAAATCTTCAATCCGTTTGTTAGCGGCTGCCTGTGCTATTGCCATTTGCTCAGGAGAACGTGATGCAAGCCATTCTGAACCGGTATGGACACCGCCGCCCGGTTCGGCTGTATTGCTAAAATGCCACATGGCCCTGTCGAGCGCCATAACAGCGGCGACGGCTAGGTCGATCTTTAGCGGTGAGGAATTACTTGGTTTGAATAGACGAGCACCTCTGCTGGTTTCTTTCACTGTGGCATGGACGAGATGCTGTGCCAGCTTCAAGTTGCCATCGTGTGAAAGAGCTTTATCTTTCACAGCTTTCCTGAATGCTGCCGTCGCCGGCATTAGCCGGGTATCAGTCTGCGGATATTCGAGCACTTCAAACCCCTCACGCTCGAATACCTGCAACGTGCGTTGCCAGCGATAAGGGTCTGCAACTATCTCGACTATCTGGTACATCCTTGCAAAGTCTCGGATACGATCCTCAACCTCTAGAGTGTCGACGTTAGAGCCTTCACGCTCTGGCCAACTACCTATGACAAACAAGTACGGCTGCTCTGAAATAGTGCAACCTACAACTGCCGTGGTATCGCCTTGGCCCGTCGTACCGGAGCCGTCAAGACCTATAACCATTCGGTCATGTTCTTTCGGAGCCTTAGACAAGTCGGCAAGACTTTCCCAACTGCCCTCGGTGAGGAAATCCTCTTCTAGGCGCTTAGGAATATTGAAGTAGAAACGATACGCTTGTGACACAGTCACTTGGGGATCAAGCATTTCCTGATAGATTCTTTCAGGATCGACCCACCAGGAATCCCCACGGGCTAACTCAATCATCTTCTTCACAACTGCTTCGTTAGCTGGGTCTTTAGTATCAAGGTCTATATGTGGAGCTTCTAAGGAGTCATAGTAAACGCCTGCCAAATCAAGTGTACCTGCCTCATAGGCATTGTACGCTTCCTCGGCTACCGAACCTTCAAGGGGCAAATGGGCGTTGGTTATCTCTACAACCCTACTTGAGCCATCTCTGGATTTTGCTGCATTACGCAATATAACGCTCATCATGGCTTGACCTTCATTACTAGAAACCCACATATGAGTCTCGTTTGCTATTGTGAACGTTGTACGTTTACCTTCAAGTGCTCTAGGACTCGAAGTTACAGCTTCCACTTGGCCACGACCATGATGAGCATAAATAATTGTCTTACCAACGTCCAGACCATAATCAGCTTTCAATTTATCACTAATCATACCTGGGAACACCCTAGTGGTATTTGCAGTTTGGTCTTGACTGACCGCTGCCGCCTGACACCAGGGTGCTGGATGTGGGACGGCTATTGGTAAGTCGTTTTCGTCCCACCCACCAAATCTACAGGGTCCGCATAGTTCTACTAAAGCGAGCGCTGCTGCTAGTGGGTCCTTTCCTTCAACCCCAACCCTTTATACGGCGTATTATGATACGCCGATATCTGAATTTGCCTTCATCATCTATCTCATATATCCTCAAAAGGAGGCGCATCTGTTCATCCGTAAAAATCCAAGGCTGACCGGCATCAGGCCCGTCAGGCTGCAATAGATACTCAGCAGACCATTCTAAAATATCCCATCCAAGCGTATGCTTTGGATCAGGAATCTCATCAGAGACAGAACGTACTGGCTTCAATTCATCAATGTTTATTTCAGGGTTGGGAATTGGAAATCACCTCCTCAAAATCTGTAAGAAAATGCTCATCTTCAGGATCGACTAGAATTTTAGGCAACCCTGTCTCGGTACAACTTGAGGATTTTGGCTGCGGGTCTTTCTTCATCAATCCCTCTTTTTTGAATCTCCATGCGCAATCTGCGCCGTTGTCCTTCTGTAGTCATCAAATCTGCGGCGCCGGATAACCAGGCGGCGAGTGCCTGCCCGTTCATCTGGCCCCTTAGTAAGCGGTCGAGCATCTCGGCCAGGATTCTCGCCTGTGCCCAGTCACTCGGTTCATAGAAGTCGCTCTGCCCACTAACTATCAAGCTTTCATACCACTCTTTGGAGAGTGTATGCCAGTTCTTGGCAGCGGGCCTCGGGACGAATTTCTCGGGCATCTTGGAAATAACCTTATCAACTTCGCCCCCCTCTTTATTGCGGCGGCGGCGCTCTTCTGTGCGCTTAGGTATCGGACCGCGCACGCCCAAAGTTACCACCCCCTTTACTAAACCTCGTTCGCCTAAAACGGCATACCGGCATCATACACCGCAAGCCGTCACGTTCTACTAACGCTTGAATTATTACATCGTCTTGCCATGCATGTGCCATCTCATCTCCTTACGGTGTGTGTATTTCCCACAAGGGAATTAGAATACCGGCTGAGTCATCGACAACCGGAATGCCGGCAGCGGCCAATTGGGCCTTCACACCGGACGGCAGCACACGCCATTCCTCAGTAGCGCCTACGGCGCCGGGCACAGCATATTGCGAGAGTCGGTAAAGGGTACCGGCCTTATTAGTTGCAAACAAGTTGCCCACCTCCTTATGATAGGGCCATTGGCCATAGTCGGATTTGTAGGATACGTCAGGATCGGCAGCGAGGCCGGTGACATAAATCCACGGGTACACCTGATAAATTGCACGGTCAACTGAAACCCCTGTGCCGAATTGCCAAGTGTACTTGACGCCGGCTTGGGAGGCGGCGTTGCATGTATTGACGTCTCCGTAAATAGCGGCGGGTCGACCTAAAGCAGCAGCGAATGCCTGGGCGCATTCTACTGCCGCTTGTACTTGTGAGCCAACCGGTGAACAGTCGGCTGCGAAATAAACCGGACGGTCCTTAGGAACGCCCAGTGCAAAAAGCTGCGGGTCGGCAATAGCCGCCTTCGCTTCTCCTGCGGCTGTGCCACCAAGGGCATCATTAGCCGCATCCTCATAAACCAGAACTACCTTGATGCCAGCAGAGATATATCCCTTTGCCTCATCAACCTTTAGTGTCTTCGGGGTGTAACCCGAGATGTACCTACCGACGAAACTGTACCCACCGGAAACCAGATAGTTTACAGGTAGCGCCGAAGGAGAATCCAAACCTTTACCCATGTTCTACCTTCTTTCCTTTAGACCACGGTGCCACCACTTCATGTCATTATACCTTATAAGACAGTGGTTCTTTCCACCCCAATCCCACCAATGAATCAGGTGACCAAGAGGTGATAGTACAGGCCAGAAAAGAGCGACGAGGCTATCGACGGGTCGACTATCATGCGTATAGAATCCCCAACCCCAGGCCCAAATTACTATGAAGGCGATAGCGAGATAGATCATACAGTCACCCGAAAATGCTCAGCACAAAGACCGATACCATCGGGCACCGGGTCTTGGATACAAAGTGTGTATGAACTATCACAGTCGGCCCAGCACCTAGGCGGCACGTCTTTATCAAACGCCATGCCTGAAGTTATTGCAATGCTCGGGCCTTTATTTCCCGGCTGAGGCGGTTCCATCAAATCGGGTGGCAACGGACTGGTTACAGTTATCTGCCGACTAGGTCCAGCACGCCGAGCATTTATCTCATCAAATACTCTGCTCACTTTTTCCCCTTTCCCTTGCTGCTCTTCGACTTATCAACTGAGTGAATGGCCAACAGGCCAGCCTTTATACCGACACGAATAGGCCGAGTCGTAACGGCTTTGCGACCTTCACGCTTCAGGTGTCGAGCGGCGTGAATGTGCTTCGGCAGCTTGATTAGTTTCATGGATCGAACACATCCGGGTACCGAGCACGAAGCTTCTTGTCTTCCTTGCCAGCCTTTCGACAGAAGTCGGAGCAATAAACATTCCTTGTCAGCGAGCCACAATTTGGGCATGGCTTGTTATAGAAGTCCGGTGTGGTTTTCTTCTTGTCTTTCATACACCCTCGTGGAACATAACCGTCGAGTGACGTGGCGCCGTCGGTGAGACGTCGGTAATGCCCGTCACCGTTATGTTGATCGTAAGTGGCTGAACCGGAGTGGGACTAGGTGTACTTGTGTCCAAGTTACTAACGACTCCGGCAGCAACCGCATTGACATGTTTATTATGCAACCAAGTTGCAGCACCACCAACAACGTTTAGGACCGTTAGGCTAGCTGCGGTGATTGCCAGTATTTCAACCCCGCTCAATTGCATCTAAATCCTATGGACGATGGCGATAATGACACAGGCAACAACTACAACGACGAGAATTGTCAAAAGCAATGACATAGTGGACTCCTTTACTTGAGGTGATACAGATGCCAGAAGTGATACCACACGCCAGCGGTGTAATCGGGATCGGGGGGCTGTGGTGCGGCCGGCGCCACCAACCGCTCTAGCACCGGGTACTTACCAGCCGGCAATGAGCCGGCAGGAGCCGGCGTAGGGGCAACCTCGACAGGCTCAGGGATGCCATTCTTCCAGGCCCGTAATGCATTCCAGTCAGGCTCAGGGATATGGTGGATTCCTAGTTGGGTTCTGTGATGCACAGAGCACAAAGGCTCCAGGTTCCCAGGTGACTGCACCCATACAGTAAACTCTTCATCGGTAAGCTCTAATCCAGCGATGCCGTCGAGCTTAGTAACGTCGATACCATTCTGCATTGCGTTCTCAACCCAAGTGTGATGATACTCAATTGGTGCAAAGGTATCACAACCGGGCACTACGCAATGCACGAGGCCGAGCTGTTTCATGCGCTCCTTCGCAGCTTCGAATGCATCACCACGGGGTCCGTGCTCGGGATAGTTGTAAACCAAATGCACCGTTACTAACTGCGTATGTGCCGGTATTATCTGTCCGGTGTTATTCACAGGTGTCATTTCCCTCCCTCGAATTGTGCCAAAAAGCGTTATGATATAAGCCTTATTTGGCATGAATGTGTATTCAACAAGCCGTATAAGTGCAGGTCAGGGACATGTAAAACCCGTAGACGATGTCAGCGGCCCAGAGAGCCGTGTCCGAGAGTTTATCAATTTCACCTTACCCCCTACCCGCATATGTTTATCGTGTATCCACCTGCGAATTCGCTGGTCAATCCATATGTTTATAGGTTGACACAAACTCTATTCATTAGTAGTTAGTCATCAATGCTAAACCCTAATGCAAGGCATAATGCATCGGCATTGCAGCCCTAATGCAGGGCCTAATGCAGCATGCCCGCCATAACGTGCCCGCTATCGTGCCCGCTAATGCTCGCCATAACGTGCCCGCTATTGTCACCCTATTGTCACCTATTGCACCCTAGGCCCGCCGTCCTAATGTACCGTGCCCGCCGTCCTATTGCACACCTAGCCTCGCCATAACATGCCCGCTATAGCATGCCCGCCTCGCCATAACCTCAGCCATAACGTGCCCGCTATTGCACACTGTGCTAGCCTCATATAGTGCCCGCTATTGCACACTGTCACACTTGCTAACGCTACCGTATGTTGACCTATAAGACAGTGGACGGCACCATAGAATGGTGCCCGTATGTGGCCACATTCTGGCTGCCTATACGTCACACTATCGACTTGATAATGCAACCTATATGTAGTCATAATGTATGGTGTGACCTCAGAATATGTACCCTACCCATATATCAAATAGGGTCCCCCTTTGGTCCTACCTTGTCCAGCCAACGGATCGAGGCTACCTATAAACTATCGTTGTATTTGCTCGAGAATTTCATGTCTCCTTGCTAGGCACTGCCTAGAAACCGTTATATTTGCTCGATAGTTTAGGTGTGACCTGGCAACTAGCGTTGTATCTGCTCATCATTTCGTGCTAGTGGCCTAGGATCATCGGTCTAGTAAGGCTAGGCCATCGACCCATCGCAGCCACTAGCACACCTTCAAAAACAGGCCCCTGTAGGCCCTTCTGCTGTCGATTGACCTAGGGAGGCTATGACTAGCATGCTAGGCATGCCGACCAGGCTAGAAAGGCCCTACAAGTGCCTTATACAAGCCGCCGGCATCTCCACTGCTCATCTGTGCCGTCTGTAGCCTCGTGTACCGTCATATGCCGGCATGCCCGCTATAGCTGCAACGGTCGCCCACCGATTGACCTCACAAGACCGCTTATGACTACTGCGGCCCATATCAACGCAACTAGACCGATCATGCCGGCGCCTCATTTCTAATCCGGTGGCCACTTGTCCCACGATTGACCGCCGTACTCTTTACGATGGCGCCATTTATTAGGTCGTGGCCAATAACACATCACCGCACCTAAGCTCTGTCTACCCCAACGCAAAAACGGCCGCACACTGACGAGCCAATAACGGCGCCAGCGTGCAGCCTTGAAAGTATGCGTGCGGCGAGTCAACGGATCGACACCTAATAGTGTGGCGAAGTATTTCTCCCGTTCACTCATAATCGACTCCGTTCAAAATTCGCAACAAGACACGAACGAGCCAACGGCCGAGCCGGTTCATCGGTTGAACCACCATGTGAAAGGCTTCATAATCGGATAACTCGTTTCCCAGCAATACCATTCTCGATCAAAGTTCACAAGACCTCGGTTATAGAGCCACATTCTCAGTCTATATCGACGTTCACTCATAATAGAGATTCGCCGTCCCTAGATTCTCGATGCCTTGCCACATGACACGAACAAGCCGGCGCATCTCACAAGATCGCCTTTTTGCATCGCTTGCCATCAACGTCGACCAGTAAAACGCCACACTTCAGACACTCTGCACCAAGGATAGTAAGCGAGGTGCTTATGCCTTTGTGACACTTCGGACACTCAACTCTGACCGCATTCATAGCAAAAACTCGACGGCTGAAACAAGATCGCCCAATAGTTTAGCTAGTTCAGGATCGGACTCTTCATAAAATCTAGCCGGCACGCCAGCAGCCATTAGAGTTTGTATCTGTTTGATCCTCACATCGTGCATTTCCCATCTCGCCTCTGTATCAGATGTGACCATTGAAATTCTCCTTATATTTGCTTGTGTTCTGGATGACCCTTACGAAAATCCCTTATAGCAGCTAGGATAATGAAGCACTCACAAGACGCATCTTCGCAACCAAGGTCACATGCATCGCATACCCAACTGTTCAGCCAATTCGGCAACGGACAACGGCAACGCTTAGACAATTCTCCGGGTCCCGTTCATACGTAGATAAGCCGCACGATTTAGAAAGGCTCGGTGAGTCGGATATCTGCATAGCTCCCAACTCTCCCAAAAAGTTATTAGCCGCTGCTGTTCCCATTTGTTTATCATGGACAGCCATTCCAATATCTCCTCACCGCTATTCACTAGAATGCCCACACGAGACTTTAGAACCGGACAACACGGTTACCTCCTTTAGGCTTATCGGACCAGCGATCCTCGCCGGCACCTTTTCGACTGTTAGCGGATCGGCACATTACTTCGCCTCGGTCATGGTCGACCGTTAGGTCTAAGCAATGATGAGCCACATTTGGAATAACACACCATTTTGTGCCGGGACATACCAAACCGTTTGCATTTACCCATGCCGTGCGGATAGCCCTGCTCTTCCGTTTCCATACCGATCCATAACCACGCCCTGCCGGATCAGCATTACGGACCCGACGATGTCGACTGCAATACGATCCCTCACCACTAAAGGCGGCGCCACACTGTAAGCATGCCCTTTTAGCCATTTCGGCATCTGCCCCAATGCCAACGGAACCGATGGCATAAAAACACGCTAGTAACGCCGCAGCCATGCTCGACATTGCATATAGCTCGACATTGCAAGCCCACACGGAACCGCAGCCATAAATATCGTTTCGACCTCATGGCATCTCCCACCATAGACCGGGAATACTTTCAACAGCCCGTGTTCTCAAATGCCCTCGGCTACCATCATCTTTCAAAGCTATCGGCGGAAGTGGCCTACGATATCCGGGACACTGACAATCTATTACATCCCAGTGGTCACACTCTTCTATAAGCGTTGCACCGCCCGGAAAGATTGACCAGTGATGCTCACTTGCCGCATGCCCACACCGTGTGCAAATAGGAAGCTCATCTAGGTTTTCCATTGCAATTTCTCTACTCTCCCAGCAAAATGAGTTGCTGTAATGCCATCAGAATAAGTAATCTCAAATGGCTCTGGAATGGAATGCCCTGAAGTACCATACTCCTTGCCAGTGAAGTAAGGAATGTCTTTCTCTCGTCCACATTCTGTTAGGGCTGCTATAAGTTCATTCTGATACTTCATATCGGAAGCTTCTCCTTCGCAACAGGATTCTTTGTGACCGCAAAACGGACAGAGCCATCGGCTTGCTATCGGATCAAACTCCTTGCCACATTCTCCGCACTCGATCATACCGGATATTCCCACCAAATGATCCATGCCATTTGGTTTCGTGTGAGCTTATTGAACCGATCGAGGTTCATCGTCTGCCCACGCAAAAAACACCCGACCGCATTAGGCGACGGCTTCTCACCGTACACCGCCAGCAGTCGAGCGTTTGCAATGCTCGCCTTATGCTCATCTGTCTTTGGTCTGCCTCGCAGCGCTTTTGATGCACGCTCTCGTGTCTCGACGGATGGCTTATAGCCTGTAGGTCTTCCCATTATTTCCACCAGTTAGTTTCTCGGTCTAAAGCAGGACGTTCTTTCAGGTACGCTTCTAAAAAAGGCGTGGCGATAGTCAATCCAGCATTGACGGATTGCTCAGAATAGGCTATCAACCGATTACACGCACCACATACTAGCCCTCGAATGCAATAGACACAATAAATGCGGTTGCCAGCGCCTATCCTAGAACCTCGACGTCCAAAATGCCGACACGTTCCGTCATGCTCTATTTCTGAATAGGGCACTAAAAGGTTTTCACCTTTGAAGCTGCAAAGTCCCTGACTCAAGTTCCAAAGCTTTCTTCGGAAATATCTCATACTCTCAGTATGGAATGAGCAGGGAAAGAGTATCTCACACGTTTGGCAATCTTCGCCTCTTCCTAGTTGATCTAGTCCCTTGTAATCGTGTCCATAGGCTCGATGATGCAAGCTAGCTAGGATCACGCCATCATCTCTCATCATGAAAACCTCCATGCTCAGGCGGCCCGCCGCCAACCGCTTCTCCCTTTATATACAGTACCGTGAGTAGGTTTACTTTTGCATAACCGCAGGTCAAGCCACTAAAAACGTTGCAGCAACGCTTTTAGGGTACAAAGACCCTACGGATGGCACTCTATCTAACACACTTGCTAAATACGCAGGTCAGGTGCCCTGTTTCCAAAACACCCTACCTATTTAGCACACTTGCTAAATGCACCGGATCGGACAAAGTGCGTTATCACTCCCTTATCAGTCACTCCGACGATAGTTCAGGGGTCCCTATATAAAGCGCCGGTTTTTACCGGAGTGAGTGAGCGATAGAATGATTGATAGAGAGTCCCCCCCTGTCTTTTCAGGGGGACTCTGCTATCTATCAGTCTTATCACTCCGAACGGCGCTATTAGGACTAGCACTCGGACCGGACCGGAGAAGGTCAATCGACCCATAACCGTTCGTCGGACCCTTAGGCCGCTCGACATCGGACCGGACCGCTTCACGGATGATATCCATGTACTTCCTATAGGCGGCATTGTTGGCTCTGTACTGCTCAGCCCGAGCCTTTGCATAAGCCACAAAGACGGTCCTCTTTGTTCTTATCCTTTGTCTCTTCATATTCACGAAAAGCGGCCACTAAGACATCCTCATAATTACTCATCCTCTGTCTCCTTTATCGACCAGAATATAGTGGTGCCTTGCCGAGTGCGTTCTGTCAGCAGCCCGTCCTTTACCAGTTTGTCAAACTTCACCTTCGACTGAGGACTATTACCACCAAGCACTTTACGGATCATCCCGGTTGATGCCATATCATTATCCAGTGACTCGATTAGCTCACGAACAATGTCGATGTCCTTAGGCTCGGTGCGGATTACCTCAGCAACCTTTTGTACCTTAGTGCGGACAGCGACTTCGGTGCAATAGCCGTCCATTATGTCGTCGCCATACTCATCCTTGACAAACTCGTCATCGAAGTTATGCGCTAATTGGTTCCACGGCTTCAGCGGAATGTAATTGACCTGATAAGCTGCGATCGGCTCATCAAGGGGAGGCGTGATGCCATACTTATTTTTTTCCAAAAATAAGTCTCCATTCACACCCTGTTTCTTTTTGTCCTTCTTCAAGTGGAATTGAAATGAGATGGCGTCTTTGACAACGGTACTTCCTCGGGCGTGCGTGTCATCATATCCTTCATGGTGGACCATAACGACGCAGCACGATAACTCCCGAGCAATAGTAATCACATTACGAGCTAAGGCAGTCGCCTGCTCTGTGTTCTCATCGCCGGACATTGCGAGGCGCTGAGTGTCGACAACAATCAGCACCGGTCTAATCGGACGATACAGAAAGTCGGCTGACCGGATATCCTTCAACAACTCCAAACAGCTATCGCTGTTTGTAAGGTCGAGCGATTCCTCTTCAAATGTGAACAGCCGGCTATCACTCCCATTATTTGCTTGCATCCAGGCTTGTATTCTGTTCTGCAAGTTCCATGTGCCTTCTAGGGCAATGTAGATGACTTGACCATGCCGGCGGATATTGCGCCCGAACCATTTAGTGGTGTCGACATTTGCAACGGACAGCGCTAAATCTAGCGCTAAGTACGTCTTGCCCGATCCCGAGGCACCGTATATCTGGCCGATGCCTTCAGCCGGGATTAGCCCATGCACAAGCCACTTAGGCGGATATCGGAATATGCGAGCAGGTGACGCCTTTAGTCGACTGTCCGTGTAACCTTCACGGACATCAGCTTCCCACGATGCAAAAAGCAGCGCCGATTCCGATTCATCCAATTCATCCAGTTCTATTTCTCCAGCGATATAACTGGAGACAAGTTCCTCAACCGATAGAGACAACGGCATCCTCCTGTTCTTAGGGCGAGCAAGTATGTAAGCTATATGGGCTGTTGAAGTAGTCCTGCCAGGGGTCGATAGGTTCCGACGTACAGCAGGACTTAGGGTTGCGGCCGACACCGATTGTGCCGGTCGCAATCTCTTCGAGCGCAGCAATTACTTGCTGCTCCATTTCAGGCGACATCGCTAACGCAATCGAGCGTATAGCTGTTGGCGGGTTTCAAGAGGCGTAGTTTCGCCGACCGGCAACGTATAACGGAACTTAGTACCTCGGCAACTAAACCCAACCGAGTCAACCGCAATATCACGGGAAGGCTCATAAACACCTGAGTCAGAACACAGTCCGAACATGCGAGTTATAGCGCAATCCTTTCGCATCATTTCGAGCTTAGGATCGGACCATTTACCACCCTTATGCTTCACGGACACGAGCACCGGCACTTCGCCCGGAAGAATCTCCCGAGTGATAGCAATGTCTGCTAAGAATTGGGCGATAGACATTCGGGAATCTCCCCACAAATACCACACCTACCGTTCGGCCAGAACGGACTAACGGGCCAGTCCTGGCAACAATGCACGATGTAAGTCGGATTATGAACACGAGCCGGCCGGTTGCGATAAACGATACCGTCGCCCTCACCGGGCGGCGGAAGTATTATAGGGTAATCCAATTCCGTTCCCTCCAATGCGTCAATTCCTCGGCGCCCCAAACATTTTGCGGGCCAAACTCCTGATGACTAAACTCATAGTTAGTCACTAAGAATGCAATCCATTTGCCATTGACACGGCTACGGAAAACGAGTCTCTCGTTAGCATTGCCCCATAAATGCGCCGCCGGCCACGGCAAATCGGATATGTTGCCGGCCGCTGTCCACCAAGGGTATTCTGCCACTAAGCAGGTAGACGACACCGAGGTATATCGGACCTTGGGCAGTGTATGGAACCAAAACCAATTGCGCATCAGACACCGCACCGGTAATACGGATCGAACATTACAAGGAATACCCGGATCACAAATAAGAGGACCAGGGCAATAAGGAAACGACGTAGCATCAAACCCCTTTCCACACCTGTAGGCGCCCACCCTTTCGAGTAGGCGATGCGGATATAGCATACCCGCATCTCTCTATAATCCCGGCACGACTGGCCTTTGCAAACATGCCACCGATCAACCCATTCACGCTATTCGGAGAATGGTTTTTATCCGGGTAGCCGCACATAAACGTAATGCTGTCGGCGGTGAATTCCTGCTTAGTGCCAGCCATCGCCTCGATGCACGAGTAAGCAAACACGGACCATTGCAATTGCCGCATGCGGTCTAGCTTCTTAGCTATCATACCTCCACACTCACATGCCCAACCCACTCCCCGGGAATAACTACTCGTCTGATGCCGGAGTCCCGAGCTTCCGTAGCCGTAATGCCGGCGTCGACAAAGCTGCGCCGGCTTGAAAAACCGTAGCCGTTGCACGGTAAGCTAACGAAACCGTCGAGCCGCTTTATCGCAGCCGCGACCAAGTCATTCCGATTTGAACCCTCAACGTCAAATATAACAATCACGAAAGCACTCCTTTCAAGGCAGACCATTTATGTTGCTGACGAGCACGCCGGATAGCGGCTCGCATATTCTCTCTCAGACCACGCCGCCGTAACTCAAGAGTCACAGAACTATAGGCCGGCGTTTGCTTTATCCAAACTACCGAGTCGATAAACCAAAGTAAATTATCGACCGCATCGTCAAATATCTCTCCGTCGGGCCACGAAAGCATGTCTAGCTCAGTTTTCACTCTCAATAGATCAGCATTGCGAACCATCCATGCTACGCAGTTTTGCAAGTGTTCGGTCGCCATACAACAAAATGGCAAATGGCGACCGTCCGCAGTGTGCCATAGCACTGAGTCATACGGTTTGAAGATCAATTACGAAACGACGGTGTTCTGAGCGACGGCATTGCGAAGCTCTGCCTTGAGCGCCTTGTTACGGAGCGCCTTGACAATGTACTTCACAAATTCAGTGTTGACCTTACCGAGCTTCAGGGTGACAGTAGGCATATTAGTATCTCCTTTGTTAGGGTTGAGTAAAATGAACCGAGGCACCGGCAGGTATTGAATTACCGAGTGCCTTCATCAGGTCGCTGTAATACAGGCTACCGGCGAAGTCATTCATCCGATCGACCTTGCAATAACGGCATGCTCGATTGTTGGACCGAGGCGCACCGCAATTCTAACATCAAACCTCCTGGGAATATAGGTCGGCCGACTCGTCGGTATATGGCTTCATGCTGCCCCATATCCCTTAGTGCGGCGAGGATCGTCCCACCAATTCGAGGGCCAACGGGGATCGGCTAAAGTACCACTAAGCCAGTTGAACAGAATGACTCCAGTACGACCGTTGCCGTCAACAAACGGATGGATGTTTTCGTACTGGTAAAACCACTGGTCGGGGTCGAGCGTGCCAATTTCCCCCACTAGTTCGCTAAGAAGCGGCTGTACTAATGTGGGCGGTGCCTTTTCTATGCTGCCGACGAAGATACGACAAGTACGGAACCCATAAAGGTTCTTTGAATAATCGACCAGACGACCGAGTATCTCTAAATCCGCATAGGTAGGCTCACGCTTCGCAGCCGGCTCTATTCTCGATGCACTGCACCGCAATGCCCAGGTGTAGGCATTGACCATACTAGCAACCGACTCTTCACCGGATTGCTGTAATTTACACTCGATAGCACAGAAGCGGATGATTTTCAATTGCCTAGCTGTGAATATCACCACAATCTCCATTACCTCCCAACGGTCGAAATAGTTCGGGGTAGGCACGGGACGCCGCCTGTGCCATTATTGTCGTCTGCAACACATGGATATGCGCCGCAGCTTCTCGCCAGTCACTTGCGGACTGCGGACCATCGCCACACAGCCGGTGCATCTGGCCGGCGAATTTGCTCATTGTGTCCATGGCTGCTAACTCATCAGCAGTAAGTGAGGCAACCGGAAACGGTGAGCCTTGGCAAGCAGCCGGCCTCTTTAGTAATGCATTCTTATTCCAAATTGCAGGGTCATAGCCCATTATGCATGTGCCTCTTTTCAGGCGACATCGCTAACGCAATCGAGCGTATAGCTGTTGGCGGGTTTCCAAAGGTGTAGTAGCATGTGCCTCCGATTTCTCTTCAAGGTCGACGGCCACATAGGGCCATTTGATTAGGCCGACTATGCGGTAATACCAAGTGCCATTATCTGCCTTCACGGTAAGGTCGAGGCCGTCGACATAAATCCAAGGGCTTTGTCGCACAAGTTCCATTGTAAACCGCTGCGGACCGCTGCCTGGGTCATAAACGAGTTTCCCCTCGACCCAGGCAGCGCTAGCGTCATGTTGAAATTGGTTAGGCAAGTTTCCCACAAACTACAAAGGCTTGTACGTACCCATTTGCCGCACCGGTAACGATGTAGCGGACAGTCCACCCGTTAGCTGACGGGTAACTACCGGCGAGCAGTGCAGTGCCCCGAGTAACGGAATTCGAGCCGCCGCCACCGAGAGCACTAAACCCTGACGGGCATGAAACCGAGGCAGTGAATGTAACGCCGGCTCGATAAAGATTCCATGCTGTCGAACCAGAGGGACAATTGCCATGCTTAGCGCCATCAGTATTAGCGCCATACACGGCCCACCCGCCGACCGACTTGTCAGGCTTCAGACAAACTCGGACGACATTCTCAGCCGGCTGATGCCCACGAATAGAAACGGGAGCACTAATAACGACCTGAGTCACTAGGCGGTTATTCACGGCCGGCGTCCCGGCAGGTCCGGCAGGACCAGCCGGCCCAGTTGCGCCGACAGGACCCTGTGAGCCAACACCGTTAGCGCCTGGCGTCCCAGCCGAGCCGGTATCGCCCTTTGCACCGGCAGGACCAGCCGGCCCAGTTGCG